CGAATCGCGGTCAAGCTGTCGCAAGACGAAAGTGAGCAGCAGCTAGAAGGATTCAAGCTTGGCCTTGATTTTGTGCAGGATGCGCTTGATGACAAGTAGTTCTCAGAACGTATTCCAGTACATGCAGGGTAACCTGCGCGAAAAAATGAACGAATATGCAGACTTCATTAGCGGTGGCGCGTGTAAAGACTACAGTGAGTACACTAAGTTGTGTGGAATCATTGAAGGTTTAGCCATCGCTGAGAGAGAGATTCTAGACTTGGCTGAAAAGTACGAGTCTGAATAACGTTACGTCAGGTAACGCAAGCGACTCTGGACGCTAATTTCCAGTGCGAAAGGAAAGCTAATGTCTGAAGCATTAGAAGATATCGGGACAGATGAATCCCGCAAGGCTAATCAGTTGCCTGAGCCGCAAGGCTACAAACTGTTAATTGCTTTACCAAACCCCGACGAAAAAACTGAGGGCGGCATCCTAAAGGCTGCAACCACTCTGCACGATGAGGAAGTAGGGTCTATTGTCGGCATGGTTCTCAAGATGGGAGCAGATGCTTACAATGACCCTAGTCGGTTCCCTAATGGCCCTTACTGTAACGAGGGCGACTGGATAATCATGCGCTCTTACTCTGGAACTAGATTCAAGGTTCATGGAAAAGAGTTTCGATTAATCAACGATGACTCCGTAGAGGCCGTCGTAGAAGATCCAAGGGGGATTATTAAGGTATGAGTGAAGCAGAAATGGACGTACAACCAGAACAGCCCATGAGTTCTGAGGATAAGTTCTTTGGCATCAAGACGCAGATTGGTAAAAAATCTAGCGAGTCTCCCGAAGAGCAGGGTGAGTTCGAGCTTGAAGTCATTGATGAAAGGACTGAAGAAGATCGTAGGCCGCCAAAGGCAGAGGCTTCGGATACTTCTGTCGGTATTGACGATGATGATGAAGAGCTTGCTGGATACAGCGACAAGGTACAGAAGCGAATCAACAAGCTTCGATACGAGCAGCATGAAGAGCGCAGGAAGCGTGAAGCAGCAGAGCGTATGCGGGAAGAAGCGGTACGGGTCGCGGAGCAGTTAAACAAGCGTAATCAAGAGAATGAAGCCCTAATCAATCGAGGCGAAGCAGCCTTGGTAGCTCAGATTAAGGCTAAGGCGGAACTTTCACTGCAAGATGCTCGTAATAATTACAAGCAGGCATACGAGGAAGGCGACACAGATCGACTTATCTCGGCTCAAGAAAGCCTAAATCGAGCACAAGCTGAGTTTGGCGAGGCAGAGAGGTATGAGAACAACCTAGCCTCTAATCAAGCGCAGCGAGAGCAGCAGGTAGAAGCTTGGCAACAACAACAGATTGCACAACAAGCAGCACAAAGCGTGGCGCAGCAAGCTCAACCAGAGCCTCAGGTAAGCCCTGAAGCGGAAGATTGGGCGGGTCGCAACTCGTGGTTTATGCAGGAAGGCTATGAAGAAATGACTAGCCTTGCGTATGGAACCCATGCAGCATTGATTAAAAGAGGTATTCAGCCCAATAGTGCTGAGTACTTCAGACAGATTGATTCGCGCCTAAGAAGCGCGTTTCCAGAATACGACTGGCAGGATAAAGGCGAATCATATAGCCGTGACGCATCCGTGACTGCCGGTCAGCCCTCGTCGGTGGTGGCACCCTCCGCAAGGAGTAACGGTGCTAAACCGCGCAAATTACGGTTAACGGCTACTCAGATCTCTCTCGCTAAGAGACTGGGTTTAACCCCGGAACAGTACGCGAGGCAACTCGCTAAGGAGACCTCGTAATGTCTGAAGAGCGCACCCCAAGAGAAAGTAAATCTCGTGAAAGTATTGAACGACCAAGTGATTCATGGAAGCCAGCTTCCATACTGCCAGATCCAAAGCCGCAAGACGGCTATGTGTTCCGGTGGGTTAAGACTTCACTGCTAGGTCAGTCTGACAACACTCACGTTTCCAAGATGTTCAGGGAAGGATGGGAGCCTGTAAGGGCGGAAGATCATCCAGAACTGATGCTTGAGTCTGATGTAGGCTCACGTTTCCAAGGAAACATTGAGGTTGGCGGATTGCTGTTGTGTAAGGCTCCTGCGGAAACAATGGAAGCTAGATCAAGACACTTCCAGCAGGCTGCTGAAAATCAGATGGCTTCGGTTGACAATAACTATCTCAGAGAAAACGATCCTAGAATGCCGATGCTCAATCCAGAGCGAAGCACTAGGACTACCTTTGGAAAAGGCTAACCCTTAGCAGGGGTTAGTTATTATTAACTAGGAGGCCAATTATGGCTACTTCTGCTGCCCCAACAGGTGCGGAACCAGTTGATACCTTGAGTGCGAGCGGCTCGTTTACCGGGAAGATTCGCCACATCAAGATTGCAAGTGGTTATAGCACCGCCATTTTTTACGGAGATTTCGTAAAATTGGTGTCTGATGGTGTCGTTGAAAAGGACACGGGTACTGCAACTTTGACTCCTGTAGGAGTTTTTGTTGGTTGCGCGTACACCGATCCCAACACAAACCAAAAGACTTTCAGCCAAACATACCCAGCGTCTACTTCTGCAAGTGACATTGTGGCTTATGTGGTTGATGACCCCAACGTGTTGATGCGTATGCAAGGCGATGCGTCTCTCGCTCAGACTACTCTGGGTAACAACGCAGCGGTTGTTCAAACCGCTGGTTCTACCTCTATTGGTCGAAGCAAGAACGCTGTTGACGCAAGCACTGCTGCAACAACAAACACACTCCCACTGCGAATCATTGATTTTGTAGATGGGCCAACTAGTTCGGCTGGTGATAGCTTCACTGATGTAATCGTTAAATTTAACGTTGGTCATCAGTACGTTACCACCACTGGCGTATAGGAGGTTTAGGCAATGGCTATCTCAAGAGCGCAAATGCTTAAAGAACTCCTGCCGGGGCTTAATGCTCTTTTTGGTTTGGAGTATGAAAAGTACGAGGACGAGCACACTCTCATTTATGAGACTGAAAGCTCTGATCGTTCTTTCGAGGAAGAAGTGAAGTTGTCTGGCTTCGCTGCTGCCCCTGTGAAAGCAGAAGGCGCGGCTACCAGCTACGACTCCGCTCAAGAGTCTTACACCGCTCGGTACAATCACGAGACCATTTCGATGGGCTTTGCGATCACCGAGGAAGCGATGGAAGACAATTTGTACGATTCACTTTCTGCTCGTTACACCAAGGCGCTTTCTCGCGCTATGGCGTACACCAAGCAGGTGAAGGCGGCAAACTTGTTGAACAATGGTTTCACCAGCTTCCAATCTGGAGACGGTGTAACTCTGTTCAATGCTTCACATCCTTTGGTCAACGGTGGAACTAACTCCAACCGTCCGTCCACTGGTGCTGACTTGAACGAAACGTCACTGGAAAATGCGATCATTGAGATTGCTGCGTTCACCGATGAGCGTGGTCTTCTTATTGCAGCGCGTCCTCGCCGTTTGATCGTACCACCCGCTTTGATGTTTACGGCAGATCGTCTGCTTGAAACGACTCAGCGTGTTGCGACCAGCGACAACGACATCAATGCTATCCGCAACATGGGTGCGATCCCAGAAGGCTATGCAGTCAATCACTACCTGACTGACAGCAACGCTTTCTTCTTGATCACTGATGTGCCAAATGGCATGAAGCACTTCGAGCGTACTTCGCTTGAAACTTCAATGGACGGTGACTTCGATACTGGCAACGTGCGCTACAAAGCGCGTGAACGTTACAGCTTCGGCGTTTCTGACCCTCTGGGTATCTATGGATCACCCGGATCTAGCTAGTAGCTAGGAAGAGTTTGGTGGCCCCTTCGGGGGCCGCCCTTTTTCCTGACCGATTGTTCCACGTGGAACATAAGGACTAACCCAGACAGGAGACTACAATGGGTAATTCGACTTTCACAGGAGCGGTACGCTCCCAAAATGGATTCAAGGTTGTTTCAAAGAACTCAACTTCTGGAGAGGTAACCACCTCGTTCCAGCTTGATAACTCTGGACTTATTGCTGCGCCGGTACTACTGACCGATGCAGACACTACTATTACGGCAGCAGAGCATGGCAGCCGCACTATCGTTGTTCCTGCGGTAACAGCAAATCGAACCTTGACCCTGCCAGCACCAGTTGCCGGTATCAATTTCAAGTTCATCTACGGCGGCGCTGCTGAAGAGACTGAGAACGTTATCTTTGATACTGGTTCCACGTCTAACTTCATCCAAGGCGGCATCGTTCATCTGGATTCAGATGCAGATAACGTGTCTGTCTACTCAGATGGAAACTCAAATCGCAAGCTTACGTTGACCGACTTCGGCATCTTCGAGATTAACTTTGTCGCTAAAGATGGCGACAGTTGGTATGTCTGGGGCTATGCTGAAGGAGCCGATGCTCCAGCGTTTGCTGATTCCTAATAGGAGGTTGTCATGGCTGATGCAGTAGCAACACAAACCATTCAAGACAATGGTAGTACTGCGATATTCCGGTTCACAAATGTCAGTGATGGCACTGGTGAATCGGCAGTAACAAAGATCGATGTTTCTGCATTGGCCGCTGACCCTGTTACGGGCGCGGCTTGCACCAAGGTATCGATTGAAAAGATCCAATACACCACCGTAGGGATGGGCGTAAAGATCTTATTTGACGCTTCGAGTGATGTCTTGGCTTGGCAGCTAAAGGCAGATGATGCTAGGACGTTTGACTTCACTGACTTCACAGGCATCCCTAACAACGCTGGTAGTGGCGTTACTGGAGACATCCAGTTCTCTACTGTCAGTGCCAGTTCGGGCAACGTGTACGTTATCGTTATGCAGGTAAGGAAGCACTTCTAGTGGCTGAGAAGAAGAAGTCTTGCGTAAACGAGGCTGGCAACTATACGAAGCCAGCCTTACGCAAGAGGCTGTTCAACTCTATAAAGGCAAGCGGCAAGGGCGGCAAGCCGGGGCAGTGGTCTGCGCGTAAAGCGCAGATGCTGGCTAAACGTTACAAGGAATCTGGCGGGGGTTACAAAAACTAATGCCTCTCAAGAAGTCGCAAAAGTCGCTGAAGAAGTGGACAAAGCAAGAATGGGGAACCAAGTCAGGCAAACCATCGACACAAGGAAAGAAAGCGACAGGTGAAAGGTATCTCCCGAAGAAGGCTAGAGCGGCTCTATCAGATGCGGAGTACGCTGCTACAAGTAGAAAGAAACGAGCCGACACAAAAAAAGGCAAGCAGCACTCAAGCCAGCCTAAGAAGATTGCCAAGAAAACAGCGAGGCATCGTAAATGAGCTTGACCGATGCGGAAAAGAACCGGCTAAAGAAGGTCGGTCTACAGGGGCTGAATAAGCCCAAGAGGACACCAAGCCACGCCACAAAGAAAGGCGTGGTTGCTGTGCGTGATGCAGGCAAGATGAAGATCATCCGATTTGGTGATCAGAAGATGGGCCACAATTACTCAGACGAGGCTCGTAAAAGCTTCAAGGCTCGTCATGCAAAGAACATTAAGAAGGGCAAGACATCAGCCGCATACTGGGCTAACAAGATGTTTTGGTCTGGCAAAGGTGGCAGTAAGAAAAGCCCCCCTAAGTCGCAGAAGCAGAAGTTTGGTAAAAGCTGATGCCAATAAGCCGAGCGCAACAGAAACAACAAATTAACAAGCCCAAGGCAAAGAAGCCAAAAGCTAAGAAGAATCGGAGGTAGTAAGTGGCTACTAGCAATACATTTACATTTAATCTCGACCTATCCGATTCTATGGAAGAGGCTTTCGAGAGGGCAGGATTAGAGCTTCGTAGTGGGTATGACTACAAGACAGCTAGGCGCAGCCTAAACCTGATGATGCTTGAGTGGCAGAACAGAGGGTTAAATCTCTGGACTGTTGAGTTTGGGACGCAAGCACTCACTGCCGGTACTAACACCTATACACTGGATGGCAAGGTTTTAGACATCATCGAAGCGTTCATACGCACAGATGCAGGCGATACGAACTCGCAGTTTGATCAGTCGATGACCCGCATTTCGGTGAGTCAGTACTCAAACCTTCCCAACAAGCTGTCGCAAAGCAAGCCTCTTCAGTACTTCGTTGATCGAAACGCAGACAATATCACGATCAACCTGTGGCCTACGCCTGACGCGCAAGAGACCTACTCGTTTGGGTATTACTACATGGAGCGGATTGAAGATGCAGGAAGCCCTGCGTCGAACAATATAGACGTTCCAGCTAGATTCTTACCCTGCTTGGTGAGCGGTTTGGCGTATCAGTTAAGCATGAAGTACCCCCAAGCTGGGGCCAGAGCGCAAGCGTTGAAGATGGATTACGAGGAGCAATGGAAGCTTGCCTCTGAGTCTGATCGCAACAAGGCTTCTCTGTTTGTTTCGCCGGGAGGGTATACCTTTTGAGTAGAGCAAAGGGCAAGTACGCTTACGGCTATTGTGATCGAACTGGGTTCAGGTATCCGCTTAGAGATCTTGTGCCTGAAATTTTTAACCAAAGACCTACAGGGTTCTTGATTGGCAAAGATGTTGTCGATCCAGACCAGCCGCAGCTACAGGTTGGCAAGCTTTTGCTTGACGATCCTAAGCCTCTCTTGAACCCAAGACCCGACAGATCTTTGGATGAGAGCAGAATCCTATCGTCATTTGATCCTGTGGGTCAGGTGGGTTTGGGCATGACGGGTGATGTAGGCCGAGTCACGGTGGCAACAAGCTGATGGCCCTTACATTCACTACACTCAAGTCTGCTATTCAGGACTACTTGGAGAGCACTGAGACCACGCTGGTATCAAACTTACCGCTTATTATTCGGCAGGCGGAAGATAGAATACTTAAAGCTGTCCAGTTGCCTAACTTTCGCAAAGCAGTTAACGGGGTTACAACGTCAGGCAACTCGTACCTAGAGACTCCTTCGGACTTTTTATCTCCGTATTCTCTAGCTATTACGCCTACGTCTGGTTACGACTATCTGATAATTAAAGACGTAAACTTCATTCGTCAGGCGTATCCGGTAGCAAGCACTACGGGAACGCCAAAGTATTACGCACTGTTTGATGATACGACGTTCATACTAGGCCCAACACCCAATGATAACATTACCGTAGAGCTTCATTATTTCTATGCGCCTCAATCAATTACAGAGGCGTCAGACGGCACTAGCTGGCTAGGGTCTAATGCAGAAGAAGCCTTGCTTTATGGAAGCCTGATAGAGGCTGGGACGTTTTTGAAGACAGAACAAGATATGATGCAACTTTACGCCACTAGATATGAGACGGCTTTGGCTGACCTCAAGTCTTTGGGCGAGGGTTACAGCACAACGGATAATTACAGAGCCGGTATGGTTCGTTCAGAAAGGATGTAGCTGAGTGCTTATCACACCTTCAGAAATGGGCATAGGCAACGTCCTTGTCTCAACGACAGATAACAAGGGTCACGATCCAGACTTCTGGGCTGATTCAGCCGCAGATAGGATTGTTAGTGTTGGCGGAAACTGCCATCCTGCAATTGCAGAACAAGCAAACGAATTCAAGAGGGCTGTCAGGGCGACGGTCTTCTTTTATATCAAAGAAGCGATTCGTAGTGACAGAGTCACTCTTGCCGCTGAATTTGAAAACCAAGGCCATGCTGATATGGCGAACATCATAAGGAGTCTATAATGGCTATCACGACTGCAATGTGTACGTCTTTCAAGAAAGAGCTTTTGGAAGCGGTACACAACTTTAAGAACTCTGGCGGAAGCACGTTTAACTTGGCACTGTATACAAGCAGTGCTTCTTTGGGCGCAGGCACCACCGCATACACCACGTCTAATGAGGTGTCAGGTACAAACTACACAGCAAAGGGTGCGGCCCTGACTCGTGTAGATCCGTCCACCTCAGGTACAACTGCAATTACGGACTTTGCAGATCTTACGTTTTCAAATGCGACGGTCACTGCAAGAGGCGCACTTATCTTTAACGATAGCGCGTCAGGAGACCCTGCTGTTTGTGCGTTGGACTTTGGCGGAGACAAGACTTCAACAGCAGGCGACTTTACCATTCAGTTCCCTACTGCGGATGCGTCTAACGCCATTATCCGAATAGCCTAGTACTTAGTACATGGCGATAATTAACGGCTGGGGTCGCGGTGGCTGGGGTGACCTTGCGTGGGGCGAGGGAAGTGTCCCTGTCACCGTCACAGGCGTTGAGGCGACTGGCGCTGTTACTACGGCTACTGCCTCAGGCGATGCCAACTTTTCTGTCACTGGTGTTTCGAGCACTGGTGCAGTTGGGTCTGTCTCCATTGTCGCAGAAGCAAATGTTACGCCGACAGGAGTTTCGGGCACTGGCGAAGTTACAGTACCGTTACCCGTATCAAACAACACCCTTCCTGTTACAGGCGTTGAAGGTACGACCCAGCTAGGAGGAGATGTTGCCATCGGGCTGGGCGTAACTGTCCCGCCCTCAGGGGTTAATGCCACATCCGGTATTGGCACGGTTACAACCACAAGCGTTAACGTAATACCCCAGACCGGGGTTGAAGGCACAGGTGAGATTGGAACGCCTTCGTTCTCACTGAGCATTGTTCAAGGTGTCACGGGTGTATCTGGTACTGTCGCTGTTGGAACTATTGACGCTGATCCAGACGCTAACGTAACGGGAGTTGGAGCCACTGGTTCAACTTCAGCGCCAACAGTCACAGCAGGCGCTATAGTAGTTCCTACAGGTGTTGAGGCAACAGGTGCTGTTACAACGGCTACGGTTTCGGGCCTTGCAAACTTTTCTGTTAGCGGAGTCTCTGGCACTGGTCAGTCAAACACCGCGACAGCGACAGGCGGTGCAACAGCCTCTGTTACTGGCGTTGAAGCTACGGGATCAGCAGGCACAGTCTCCACGATAAGCAACAATACACTGCCGGTTACAGGTGTTGAGGCCACAGGCCAGATTGGAACTTCTGCGATTCTTCTTAGCATCCGTGCCGATGCTACAGGTGTTGAGGCTACTGGAGGCGTTGGAACTGTTGATGCAGATCCAGACGCTAACCTAACGGGAGTTGAGGGCACAGGCCAAGTTTCTGCCCCAACCGTCTCAGCAGACGCTACAACAAGCGTTGCTGGGGTTTCTGCGACAGGGGCTACATCTGCATCTACAGCTACCGGAGGGGCTACAGGGGCCGCTACAGGCGTCTCTGGGACAGGTTCTGTTGGCTCTGTGACCGTAATAGCTAAAGCAGTGGTTACTCCGATAGGCGTTAGTGGAACTGGTGCGGTTACCGCAATAAACATATGGGGGCTTGTCGATACAAGTCAGACAGCAAATTGGACAGAGGTAGCATAGATGGCGACTTACGTTAATGACCTTCGATTAAAGGAAATCGCTAATGGCGATGAAAGCGGAACATGGGGCACCAGTACAAATACCAACCTTGAGCTTATAGGTGAGGCTTTAGGCTATGGCACTGAGGCGATCACAACCAATGCAAATACGCACGCGTCTACGGTAGCTGATGGCTCAACCGATCCCGCTCGTGCAATGTACATTAAGTACACAGGCACCTTAGATTCAGCCTGCACTATCACGATTGGGCCGAATACAATGACCCGCGTTCATATCATTGAGAATGCAACAAGTGGGTCGCAAAACATAATTATTAAGCAAGGATCTGGCGCTACTGTAACGATTGGTAATGGTAACGTTAAGGTTGTCTTCCTAGATGGTGCTGGCAGTGGCGCGGCGGTCACAGATGCACTCATAGACTTAGAGCTTGCTGATGTAGCTAGCGCAACCATTGCGACAGCAGATATAAACGGCGGATCAATTGACGGCACGACAATCGGCGCAAATACAGCCGCTGCTGGCACGTTTACTGACATAGTTTCTAACGGCAAAACGGTAGGAACACAGTCGATTGTTAGCTCGAATCCGACATCTGCCTCTGGGTTCCCAGACGGGCATGTGTTCTACGTTATTAGCTAGGAACAAATAGTGGCTATATTTATTAACGACAATGGTACGCTGAAGGAACTAGACACCGACTCGCAGATTGCTGTCCGTGCTACAGCCAATACGCTTCATCAGGTGAACTTCATCGTCGTTAATAACGGCGGTACGTTGGCGACAGTCTGGAACGCTATATACAACACGACCAGAGCTACCGCGACAACACGCGCCACAGCTACGTCTCGTGCAACCCAGACGAGCCAGTCTACCAGCAGGGCAACGACAACCACCTTTAATACTACGACTACATCTGCCACGGCTACGTCTAGGGCCACGACTACATCGTTCAACACGGCGTTCAATACTACTAGGGCTACGACCACTAGCTTTAACACGACAACCACGTTTGGCACTAGCAAGAACACGACTACTAGCTACAACACCTCGTTTAATACCACGACTTCGAGGGGCACTAGCAAGTCTACGGTTACGTCGTTTAACACGTCGAGGGGTACGTCTAGGGGCACTAGCAAGAATACGACCACTAGCTTTAACACGTCGTTCAATACGTCTCGCGGTACAAGTAGGGCTACGAGTAAAAATACTACAACAACATTTGCTACAAGTAGGGGTACCTCCAAACAAACATTTACTGTTGTGGGCGGAAAACCGGCAGCAACCACCACGAGCTATAATACATCGTTCAACACGAGCAAAAGCACGTCAACGTCGTTTAACACTGCGTTTAATACGACATTTGCTACAAGTCGGGGAACGAGTAAGGCGACATTAACGTCGTTTAACACTGCGTTTAATACGACATTCGGTACCAGCAAGAATACCACGACGAGCTATAATACGGCTTTCGCAACCGCTACCAGCAGGGGAACATCCAAAACGACCCTGACTTCTTTCAATACCTCACGGGCGACAGGAACGAGCAGGAGTACGACTACAACGTTTGCAACTAGCCGAGGAACATCGAAATCAACTACAACAACGTTTAACACATTGACTGGATTTGCTACGGCTACAAGCAAGTCAACTACAACGACATTCAACACAGCGTTTAATACTACAACGACGTTCAATACAACGACGACTTTCAACACAAACACTGTTATATTTGAGCGCCTAACCGCTACCGGCAACCAGACTGAGGTTACGTCTGGTAGCGCACACAACGCTAGATATCACGATGGGTCACAATGGACGGAAGCGTAGAGCGAGAGCTAAAGGCTATTAACAAGCGCATAGAGACTATGCTCGACATAGTGCTTGAACATTTTGGCGATGCAGAAGATCGCTTTGATGAGTTAGAGAAGATGATCTCTGATATTCGCAGTGTTGGTGCGGAGAGCAAAGGTGGCGATTGAGCAGTTAGCCCTCGATGATCGTCTTGGGAAAACAGGATCGCATTTCTTCAAAAGCGGGAACATTCTTAGGAACCCTAAATGTAACTCGCTAAATCTAGCCAGCTTGCTTCCTGAGCGCGGACTTTATAACACTAATCTTGAGTACGACCTTTGGTATGACATGGGCGGTGACAAAGAGATCCACGGCTACGTTTATACGGACGCTCTTGAAGACTACCTGTACATAAAACCCGCCAATGTACATTTTGCTGAAATGGCTATGTACGCAAGTGTAAAGCTTGACCCAACCGGCTATGGCGAAAAGCTAGTCGATCAGATGGGTCAGGGTATTGAGGACAAATACAGGCTAAGAAGTGCTAAGTCCAAGCACAAGTTTGTGATATTCCTGCCCGGAACCAACTGCATAAAACAGGTATTGGATTGGGCGTTGGTGAAAGCTGCGGTCGATCAGGGCGCTGTAATTAAGCCTCATCCAATCTCTAGCGTGTCGCTGGTGGTTCATCTTAAAAACTTGTATGGCGAAGATAATGTCCTGAACAAGAAGGAGTCAGGGCATGAGCTTATGCATGCGGCAGATATCGTGGGATGTTGTTGGAATAGCGAAATGGGAATAGCCGCAATAGCGGCAGGTAAAGGGTTTCATCTGTTTACAGATCTGAAATCCAAAAACCATCACACATACGCCTCTATATACAAAGCCATACTAAGCGGTGGTAATTACCGGGATAATCTGATTAGAGTATTTGACAGTCCGTTTAGCGGTATAATCAATGGCAAAAGCGATGACGCGATAGATCGTATTGCCTCATTTTTCAATCAGTTTTCGGAGGTTCCTCACATTGAACCCAAAAATACTAGTCCGTGAGAACGCTTGGAGCGCGATCACAGTAGACTCTATCAAGGCGAACATGCCTGATTGGGAGCCTGTCTTGATCAAGAAGGGGGCTTCTGGTGTCATTGCTACTGCACTTGACAATGCAGACGGCATCACGATGTGCGTTCGAGGCGGTATTGTTCTTGATATAAAACCAGAAGACTTGCCCCCTGACGAAAAACTCTCCACGTTCCATATATCCTTAGCGAAGCGCGGTGTCTATGTGGACAGCGAAAAGCACGATCAGATATACAACTTAGCCGGTGCGAACATCACTCACGGGACATGGGACTTAGATGTCATCATAGTCAATCCCGACCTGTGGGATGTTACTCCAGAGCAAGATGCAGGCGCGTTGCGTGACAAGAAGATATTAAAGATGCCTCGTTACATGAATCATAGGGTGGATCGTGTTGCAGAAAGGGTCTTACCTGCCGCAGAGCTAGCTAGGTACGGCGTTCTTGGTCATCAAGCTAGTGTCTTGAATTATGTTGGTGTGTTGACTCACGGTCTCTATGGAGCAGCTAGGTATGCTTATGCCCTTGATCGTGTTACGCCATTCGTAGGGAACCTTAGCGAGGAAAAGAAGACTCAAGCTGAAGCATACATAGGTCGATGCGAGTCGCAGTCAAGATTCATCAAAGCTTTAGCGGAGAGTAACTAATGGCCTTGGTTCGTACACGCATATTCTCCATCGTAGATGCTGAGTTTGATCGTGTGTTTGATGGTTCGTTAGCCATTATGACAGACGCAGCAACAGGTACATTCCCTTTCGCTGAGAGAGGACTTACGACATACGATGATCAAAAAGCGCACCTTCGCGCCATTGCTGAACAATACATTTCAAGAGATAACGCTTTCTGTTTCAAGACGGAAGATGACGGGCTGATTCTAACTTTGGTTTTTGGAACAGTGGCTAATAGCCAGTTAGATATGTGGATTTGGCTTGGTGCGGCTGACGCTAATGGCAGCAGAAGTTATGTATACGATAAGGCCAACGTTGTCAGCTTTCACACATGGCTAAAGGAACAAGGGGTCACCAGCATCCAGAGTCATGTTTCTGAAAAAGGTAGTCGCCTCAAAGACTTCACCGAGGACGGTAACACGCGCATCAGAGATGTAAGCGGTGACTGGGGAATATCAGAAACGCTAGAAGATCTATCGGGCACGGCCTACTCTAGTCGTAATGCAAGAACACTCACGATGAACAGCAACGCAAACATTGTTGTTGATGATGATTAAGGAGACATGATGTATATACCTGAGACGATTGACGTGGATGGTACTGAGTACAAGGTTGCAGATCTGCCACAAGAATTGCAGAACCTGCTGGTAGAGCACTGTAATGCCTCCCTTCAACAAAAGGCGTATGAACGGTTATGCAATACCCTTGCTGACGAGATAGCTCATGGAGTGCAGGACTGGAGTTCGATGAACACTGAAAGCATCCCTGACCTACGCCCTGTTAAATAGATGGACATTGGTTCTGTTGGAGGAGCGCCTCAGGTTAGCTGGAAGCAGGTCGCTATCCAGAAGCAGGAGGTCTTGAAAACCGGCGGTGAAGGGGAGTTGGTTCGAGAGGCAATAGAGACTGTTATGCCTACCGTGTATACCATGCAGGATGGCAGGATTACTGTAGAGCAGTTGGCTTCTTCAAAATCACTAGACCTGCTGGCATGACAAAAGAAGAGTCGGAGTTATGGCGAGAAGAAGCCTCTGATTCTAGATTAGAGGTGCTGTTATTCTTATGTCAGATAGTATTGATTATGATTTTGGCGCTATCGATCAGGCCGTTAGAAAAGCTATTCAAGAAGCTAAAAGCCAAGGTTTCGTTGCGGTTGTTGTAACGGGCAAGGTTAGCCCCATGTGGTGGCATGCTGTTGCAGCTATGCTGAAGGAAAACAGACAAGATATGATGAAGGCAAAACAAATATGACCCCTACAGAGAAGGCCATAGCGCAAATTGAAGCCCACGAGCGTGAATGCGCGGTTAGGTACGAGGGTATCGAAAAGCGTCTTCAAGATGGCAGCAAGCGATTTGATCGTCTTGAAATGATGATCTGGGGCGTTTATGTGACGGTGATTGTTGCGGTGGCTCTGCCACAGTTTATGGGTGGCTGATTGTGATTGGCGAGATCGCTGCAATTGTAGCTGGCGTAAATGCGGCTACCAGTGCGATCAAGCAGGTCGCTGAAACGACTAATGACATTCAGTCTATCTCTGGGTTTTTGTCTGCGTTAGGTGGTGCCGAGGTAGAGCTACAGCGCGCTCAAAACGATGGCAAGCTGTCAGAGGCCGATGCTGTGAAAGCGGCGTTGGCAAAGAAGCAGATCCAAGAAACCATGCGTGAGATCAAGGATTTGTTTACCGTTAGTGGTAACGGACAGTTGTACCAAGAAGCTATGCAGGCGATGGCAGACGCTCGTAAGCAAAAGCAGCTTGAGTTGGCTAGGAAGGCGGCAGCTAAAAAGAAGTTTTGGAAAGAAGTTAAAGAATACGCCGTTATTGGTACCGTACTACTATTTCTGCTACCCATGACGCTGGCGCTACTACTTGGTTGGTTGACACGATGATGGCGTTCTTATTGGTTGTGGTGATAAACGGTGAGCCAATAGCAGATCAGTTTTACTTCCGCGACATTACACGATGCAACGCTTTTGCTTACTACGTCAGCACAGGCAAAACAAAGATAAACAACCGCTATCAGAGGCAAGAAAACGTGACAGCATATTGCATCCCGAAGCGGGTTCCAGAGAACACAAAGACTTGGGACTGATATGGCAGCAAAGCGATTAGAGGAAGGCTCTGAATATGCTAGCTTCGATACGGATGGTGACGGCATCGTCTCTGATGAAGAGCTACAAACGAGCAAGGAGTTGCAGGAACTGCGGCTACAGCATGAACGGGCAGATGCTCAACGAGCTATGTCGTGGTTCGCGCTCTGGGGTATGCTGTTATATCCGTCACTGGTGGTTATCAGTGAGTTCTTTGGGATGAATCAAGCAGCAACCATCTTGGGTGATATGGCAGCAGTATATTTTGTATCCGTTGCAGGCATACTTGCAGCGTTTTTTGGCGCTCAAGCTTGGTCAAATAGGAAATGATATGTGGCAGCTAGCTGGAGTTCTTGGAGTTGCTTTAGCTCTGACTGGTGGCGCTTTCAAGATGTATCATGATAAGGCAGAGGCAGAGAAGGAAGCCTTGTCTGTTCAGCTTCGAGTGGCGGCAGATAACCAAGCGGCCCTAGAGTCCAGTGTGAAAAATCTTAACGAGCAAATTGTTAAGGCAGAAACCCGTCAGCAAGAAATGTATGAGCGTGTTTCTCAGTTGCAGATTGACAACGCAGAATCTCAACGTGAGGTGGAGACGATCAGAAAAAAGTTCGCAAAGCACGATATGACTGTTCTCTCTTTACGGAAGCCGGGTTTGATAGAGAAGATAATCAATCGCGGGACGAAAGGGGTGCTGAGTGATCTGGAAGCTATTACCAATACTTCTTCTTAGTGGTTGCGGCCTAATAGGTCGTGAGCCATACGTTCCTGAAACAAAGCAGGTTGAGGTTGTGACTGTGGTACAGCAAGCGGCTGTCTATCATCCGCCTTTACCCAACTCTGTTTCGATGGCACCTGTTGAGTGGAAGGTGCTAACCCCAGACACGATGCGTGAATATCTAGACGATCTAGAGGCCGGTAACGCTCCAGTAAACGCATATTATGGAGTGTCGCCAAAGGGTTACGAAAACCTTTCCTCTAACATGGCAGAAGTAAAGAGGTATATTAGACAGGCTTTGTCTATAATCGAGTACTACAAAGACTTATCGGAAGATACGAATGGATCTGGAGGGGATAGTTCAGATTGATATAAACATTACGGACTTGTGCAACCGCACATGTTCGTTCTGTCCACGGTCTGATGCATCTATTTACCCCAACAACAACCAGAACATGACGCTAGAAATGTTCGACCTGATCATGGATCAGATCGAAGAATGGCGATTCAGCGGTAATGTCATTTTGGCGGGTCGAGGGGAAAGCACAAATCATCCTCAGTTCGAGAAGATAATTCAGCGGTTGCTTCGTAAACCCAACAGATACCGTACACAGGTGACAACGAATGGGTGGCGGCTTGATCGTTACTGGGATTACTACCGTCAGCTAGATAATCTAGTCCTTAATACCTACACCACCGAAGAAGACTTTAAGGCTAGACGAAAGAAGTATCCACGCTTAGATAACGGTGAGCGGATTGAGGATTACTGGAAGCCGGACGGTGGCTCGGTTGGAGACGTGAATGTGTTACCTGACTACCCAGACCCTAAGGGTGGCAACTTCAGATACAAGCATGTCTTTAATCACAGGGCAGGGTTAATCGCAGGTGGCACCGCCGTGAAAGGCCCGTGTGTACACCCCATGAGGGGGATATTCATTAACTTCGACGGTGAGTTGCAGATGTGTTGCAACGACTGGTCGCATCAAATCGGCTTTGCTAACGTCAAAGATGTTAATCTGTTTAGAGAGTGGCGTGATAACAAGGAGTTACAACGAATCTCTACTGAGCTTATTAATGGTAATAGAGATGTGACACCGCCTTGCAGTGTGTGCGATGTGCAGTGTGCAAAGCCTGAGTTTGTTGAGAGGTATAAACATTGGGTCTAAGGAAGATAAAGAATCAATTACGCAGCGTGTTAGGCGCTATGCGTAGGTTGTACAAGAATCCCAACGACCTTGAGGCCGCTTTCATTGTTTTTAATTGGCTATCCTCGCGCTCTGTCCGCAAACAGTACGAAACGTTTCGCCGTACTCCAATAGGATCAAGGATCATCGATAACGATGAGTCGTTAGTCGGGATTCTGGATGATGTTGATAAGCTTAAAGCTATGCCGGTAGGTAGCTTAGGCCACGAGTACTCTAGATTTTTAGTTGATACTAGTCGATCTACATCTCAATTTGCTGATGACACCAAGAAGCGAGGCGAGAAGCCCTCTGAGTCGGCGTTCAACTGTTATATCCGGTGGTATAGGGATCAGCATGATCTGACTCACACCGTTACAGGATATGAGAGGAACCCGTTTGGCGAGGTTGTCTTGCTCTGGTTCTTGCATGGCAACTTTGCAAACTTCGGGATTATCGCAATGACGATACCCATGACGATAACCCACGCTAGGAAAAAGGGCTGGGGTGTTTTTGCTGCGTCTTTTGAGGCGTACATGAACGGGCGCAAGGCGGAGTGGCTTGCCGGTATGGACTGGCCTGCTTTGTTAGAGATGCCTCTAATCGATGTTAAGTCGCTCATGAAGATCAGGTCGCCCATTAAATATCACGAGTTGATGTACAAGCTAAGAGCTTCAAAGAGTCCTACCCGTGAAAGTAGTAGATGATTTTCTTTACGACGATCTTTATCAAGACTTAGTCCGAGATCTCAACGATTTAAGATATACGCACGTTGATTCATACAACGGCATAGAGAAGTCTGAGGCACTGCTGGATGCAGAAACAGTGGGTAGGATTAGAAGTTGTTATGCCGACAAGGTTGCAGATCCTGTCGGAGTTTTTGAAGCGTCTATTACCAAGTGCGATCCGGGGTACGAGTACGACCTTCACGCCGATCATCCAGATAAGATTGTCAGCACTGTACTCTACCTTGCTCCAGAAACGGGGGACGGAACACTTTTTCTACAGAAAATTGAGGGGACAAGATTGTTTTTTGAAGAGGTTGTGTGGCTCCCGAATCGATTAGTTACATGGAAGAATGCTGGTCAAAGACACATGTATCGGAATACGAAGCAAGAGATTAGGTTTACACTGAACATATATCAGAAAAAGCATGACGTGTCGTTTGAGGTGCAAAATATCTATGAGTAAACAAACAAGCGCAGAGGGCGTGGCTCTCATTAAGAAGTTTGAAGGGTGCGAACTAGAGGCTTATCAGTGTTCCGCTAACGTCTGGACGATTGGGTACGGTCATACTCGTGGCGTGGAAGATGGCGATTCTTGCTCTCAGGAAGACGCTGAGAGAATGCTCGTTGAGGATCTTGAAGAGTTTGAAGGGTACGTCAATGACATCGTTGAGTGCCCTCTTGAGCAGAATCAATTTGATGCATTAGTAGCATGGACATACAACCTAGGGCCAACTAACCTGAGGGAATCTACTTTGCTGATCAGGCTGAATGAAGAAGATTATAACGACGTTCCAACGCAAATACGCCGATGGAATAAAGCAGGTGGTAAAGTGCTAGACGGTCTTGTAAGGCGCAGAGAGGCAGAAGCCCTCCTGTTCTTAGGCCAAAATTGGGAAGAGGTATAGGTTATGAGCAGAGGCGGATCAGGCGGCGGCAGCAAAGGCGGCGGACAGACCGTCCCTTACGGGGGCGGAAACGTTGGAAACAATAGGTTCCAACAGCCACAGCCCATACCCCAGAATAGCTTTGTAGCTGACGGCCCAAACCCTTACGGGGCAGGAAACAGCCTTGGCTCTAGCGTCGGTAGAATCATGGGTGACATGAGATATAACCAGAACGTTGGTGGCTATCAAGGATTGCAACAGCAAGCGTTTCAGCAGCCCCAGCCGTTTCGCCAGCCCATGAGATATCAGCAGCCCATGTATCAAAGTTTTGGCGGCTACAATCAGCCTCAATACCAACCTATGCCATTCCGCGCCCCCTCTCCGGGCAAGGGTGGATCAAAGGGTGGCGGCATGAGTGTGCCGAGATATCCCCGAAATGAAGTCCAGCCATACCGAATGCCTATGCAAGAAAACCCGCTGGGCGATAGAGGCATGATGCGGACAATGGAGATGAAGCCCGGAAGAGATTACATACCTTTCATGCAGCCTGAGCGTCAGACGAATCAGATGCCGCGTCAGATGATGCAAGCCACAAATCAAGGTCTTGGGGGGTTTTTTAGGTAATGCCTCTCGCCAAGATTCAGTTCAGCCCCGGCGTAAACAAAGAGGGTACTGAGTACACGGCAGACGCTGGATGGTTTGACTCCGACAAGATACGGTTCCGTAAGGGGCGCGTTGAGAAGATTGGCGGATGGGTCAAGTCTGTAACAGATACGTTTTACGGCATAGCAAGATCGTTGCACTCTTGGTCATCTCTTGAAGGAACGCGATATCTTGGTCTTGGAACCAATCTGAAGTTTTATGTGAATGAAGGCTCTACGTTCAATGATGTAACGCCCCTGAGATTGACCGCTGGCGCTGGTGACGCAACGTTTGCAGCAACAGATGGATCATCAACGATCACTGTGACAGAGGCCGCACACGGCGCTGCCTTAAACGACTTTGTCACCTTTACAAGCGCAGCGACTTTGGGTGGAAATATAACAGCCGCCGTCCTGAATCAGGAATATCAGATTACGTCAGTACCCACAACTGACACGTTTACAATAGAAGCATTAGACACTTTAGGCGCTTCTGTATCGGCAAACTCTAGTGACACCGGCAACGGCGGCGGTTCTACTGTAGCTGCATATCAAATAAATTCTGGATTGAACGCTTTCATTACCGGCACGGGATGGGGTTCTGAGGCGTGGGGCGTAAGCACGTTTGGTAGCGCAAGCTCTATCTCTGCTGCCGGTCAATTGCGTTTGTGGAGCCAAGATAACTTTGGCGAAGATCTTATTTTTAATGCTCGTGGTGGCGGGATCTATTACTGGGACGAGTCAGTTGGTGTGGGAACAAGAGCAGTTAACGCAACATCCTTGTCCGGGGCATCTGATGTTCCAACGGTTGCCTTGCAGGTTATGGTGTCAGATGTCGATCAGCACGTCATCGCTTTTGGCTCCAACCCAATTGGAAGCGCAGCAGTTGACCCGTTGTTTGTTCGATTCTCTGATCAACAAAATGCAGCAGATTGGACTCCTACAGCGACCAACACTGCTGGCGGTGTTCGGATTAACTCAGGATCTGAAATTATTGGCGCTGTTCAAGCTAGGCAAGAGATACTGATCTGGACTGACGTGAGCCTTCACTCCATGCGATTTGTCGGGGCACCATTTACGTTTCAGTTCTCTACTGTTAGCACAGACATATCCATGATATCGCCTAAGGCGGCTGTGAACGCCAGAGGCTCTGTTTATTTCATGGATCAAGGCGGTTTTTATCTTTACAACGGGTCTGTTCAACCGCTGCCATGTTCCGTGCTAGAGCATGTGTTCGATAATCTGAATGTATCTCAACGATTCAAAGTCTTTGCTGCCGAGAACAATGAATACTCTGAGGTAATCTGGTTTTATCCAGTCGGAGAGGGCAACACAGACGTAACGAACTACGTCTCGTACAATTATGCAGAGAACCTGTGGGCAGTTGGCACTCTTGCTAGGGGCGCATACGGTGGTCGGTCAATTGAGAATAGGCCGCTGGCGACGAGTGCGATTGATACTCCTGACAAGTCAAACATCTTGTACGAGCATGAAGTCGGGTTTGACGATGACGGATCAGCGATGAATGCGTTTGTTGAGTCTGGTGACCTTGAGATTGGGGATGGCGATAGCTTCATGTTTATTAAACGGATCATCCCTGACTTCGCGTTTACAGGACAAGAAGGTGATGCCTCGATAGATCTTACCCTCAAGGGCAGTGACTTCCCCTTGGAAGAGGCAAGCACGTTGACCACGTCAACGATCAGTAACACAACAAAGCAGTCTCATGTTCGCGCCAGAGCTAGACACACAAAAGTACGTGTAGAAAGCAACGGCTTAGGTTATGGCTGGAGGCTTGGTGATTTGAGGTTTGACATGAGACAGGACGGTAGACGCTAATGAGCATACTTGAACAGCCTCTGCCTGTCCCAGATCCACAGTACCGACAAGAAAATGAGGCGTACACCCGTCGTGCTCTTGAGCTTGCCCTGAATAGAGTCGAGAACGATATCAATATCGCAAAGACGCAGGGTGATAAGCAAGGTTCACTGTCTATGCGTAGACATCAGTTTCTTCTAATGGGTGCCTCGTGACAGACGTAATCAAGGTTTTGGGACAGGTAAACCCTAGCGCAACAACCACTACGACGTTGTACACGGTGCCCAATCTTGCCCAGACTACAGTAAGTTCCCTCGTCATCTGCAATCAGAACGCTTTGGTTGGCTCGTTCAGAGTCAGCATTCACGTAGCTGGTGCTAGTGCAGATGACAAACAATTCATTTTTTTCAACGAAGCAATAGCTGGTAGTACCGCGAGGACTGTTGTGATTGGCATGTGCCTGTCTCAGGCAGATGTCGTGAAGGTCTACGCTAGTTCTGGAGATATAAGCTTCAACATATTTGGCGTGGAGACCACCTAATGAATATGCAACAAGCCCCTTACCCAATGCAGCCAATGGCTGAAGAGATGGCCCGACAGGGACGATACGGAGATTCAATGCTGGTTCACATGAACCCGATTGAGGTCGAAGGTCTTGCATCACTGTCGCCTACAGGGGAGCTAACCATCAACCCTGAAACGGGGCAGCCTGAGGCGTTCCTTCCTATTTTGGCTGCACTTGCTAGCAGCCTTGGTGGTAGCGCATTAGCCACTGGTATTGGTGGCTTTCTAACTGGTGGCGCTCTTGGCGGTACTCTTACTGGCGCTCTGACTTCACTGGGCGGCCTCGGTGGTGGACTGGTAGGGAAAGCGGCAATGATGGCTGGCAAAGGCTTGGCAACAGAGGGTATCCGCTCTGGTTTGATGGGCGAAGACTTTGACCCAATGAAGGCTCTTACCTCTGCCGCAACGACCTTTGGTGTAGATAAGGCGGTGCAGGCTGGGGCCGAAAGCCTGCAAGGTGTTCAAGGATTTGAGCAGGCAGCGACTGATGCCAGCAAATTAGCAGATCTATCTAAAGCTCAACAGATAGCAGCGGGAGCAACTCCTGACGCTTTAACCGCAGCAAACAATCCTTTTATAGCTCAAGCGGAGACTGCTAGAGCAGGTGCCGATGCAGCTAAAAAGTTCGCATCCGACATGTCTGCTTTTGATGTTGTAAAAGACGGGGGGCTTGCCGATATTGGTAAGGGCTTGCTGACTCCTAGCGCCGCGATCCCTATCGCAGTAGGCGAAGGTCAACGCGCAGAAATAGATCGGTTAAACGAGATGGAGCGCATGTTCGGGCAGTCTGCGGAAGAGCGAGAAGAGGACTATCGACGTAATCAGGCTGGCCTAGAGGCAAGCAGGTACGGCAGCACATCTGGCGGTGTAGGCGGTCTGGCAGAGGGTGGCATAACAAGCATCAATCCACAGAACTACATGGACACAGTGTCAGGCGTTTACGGTCTGGCAGGCGAAGCGCCTCCAGTAAAGATGATGATGGGTGGCGGCCCATCTAGTGATCCCGGCAATTTTAACCCCGGTGGAGGACTCAACTTTGGTTTGGGTTCAGGACTTGGCGGCCCCGCTGCGGCGCAGAGAGGCTTGAGGGGTACTGAGGTTATCAGTCCAGCAGATCTTGAGGGTTACCGTCCCGGCATAGATCCAGAGATTATGTACTTCCGTAACCCTGAACCAGCAGAAACAGGGACAAGCACGGCAAGCACTGATACCGCTGCGGTCATGGCATCAAGCATGTCAGATAATCCATTTATAGCGGCAGCAGATCCATCGAGACGCGCTGAAGCTTTAGAGATTGTGAACAGGCAGTCTGTAGGTGGGCGAAAGCGCAAGGCCGCTCAAGACTACCTTGACGCAAATCCTTTTGATGAAACGACTGAGACCGACATAGCCGGTATGCGGTATGGGGAAGCTTACGGCATGCAGGCAGGCGGTGAGACTAACGCCGGAATGGAGAAGATGCTTTTTGATCAGACGGCAATGGCCCTGATGGGTCGTTTGTCAGAAGAAGAGACAGACCTTGTCATCAAGCGGTTCATCGATGAGTTTGGTATTGAAGCCTTCCAAGCTCTGAGGTCTGAGGTTCTTGAGGGAGTTGTCCCCGGATCTCAGAAAGAGGGGTTGATTCAGGGTCAAGGCGGCGGTATGGATGACATGATCCCCGGAATGATTGGTGATCAGCAGCCTGTAGCGGTGTCTCCCGGCGAGTTTATTGTTCCCGGTGATGTTGTATCTGGGCTGGGTGACGGCGACAGTTCTGCTGGAGCACAAGAGCTTGAGGGCATGATGGATAGAGTCCGCATGGAGAGGACTGGCACAACAAGGCAGCCAGCACCGATTCAAGCTAAAGCAGGGGGTATACTACCAGCATGAATAAACTACTAGACTTCGACGCATCACAGTTCAAGGACATCTCCAGAGAGCCTAAGGTTAGGCGTAGGGATGAGCCTAGAGAGGTGACCCATACGATCACAATGATCCCCCCTAACTACCTGAACACGCTTTGGGTAGAGGTGAAGCCTCAGTTGGCAAGGGCGGTTGATAGGTCTCATGGGCGTTGGAATCTAGAGTTTCTTTATGCTGCGATACTCAACGGTAGCCAGCAGTTGTGGGTTGCCTTTGACGAAGAGAAACGTATCGAAGGCGTTGGAACCACTGAGATTTATCAGTATCCAGAGAAAAAAATGCTAGCGATACAGTTTCTTGGGGGAGACAATTTCAACGGTTGGGTATGGGACATGCTGGATCGTTTCAAAGAGTTTGGTAAAGATGAAAATTGCACTGGCATAGAGGCCACTGCGCGTATGGGATTCTGGAAGTGGCTTGAGCAAGACGAGTTTTCCAGATCTTATGTTGTATATGAAAGGAGCCTAGAAGATGGGAAAGAGTAAAGGCAGTAGCGGCGTTCAAGAAAGCAAGGTTACACAAACAAATATCCCTGAGTATGCCCGTCCTTATTTTGAAGAGCTTATGGGGCGTACTGTCTTTGAGAGTACCCGTCCATACGAAGCTTACCCCGGACAGCGACTTGCCGAGTTTACCAACCGAGAGATTGCTGGGATGCAAGGCTTCGAGGATATGGCTCGAAGAGGAGGGCCGCAGCAGTTTACTGATGCCTCCAACATTGCGTCACAGGTAGGTTCTTCTACTCCATTCATGTCAGGACAAGACGTAATGCAGGGCTACAGGCCGCCTATGCAGTACTCAGGATACAATGCAGGCAACATTGATTCTGGCTATGACGCTGGGAATATCAGCAACTTATATCAAGCAGATCAGCGCGGTGTGGGCTACATGCCGGGACAGCGTGATGTAGGCTATGAGGCCGGTACGTTTGATCCGGGCTACCAAGCAGGAAGCAGAGAGCAAGGGTATCAAGCTGGCGATATATCGTCTGACTACATGGCTGGCACGTTTGACCCCGGCTATCAGGCAACCACTCGTGAGTCGCAGTATACAGGTGAGATTGATCAAGGGCCGGGATTCCAAGCAGGCACCATTGCAGACCCAGCGACACTAGAAAAATACATGAATCCGTACACCCAGTTGGTTACGGATATGCGTAAGCAGGAGGCCCAGAAGCAGGCTGATATATCCCAGTCTCAGATAGAGCAGCAAGCTGCCCAGTCTGGGGGTCTAGGGGGCTACAGAGAGGCCATACTGTCCGCAGAGCTTGGGTCTGACACCAGAAAACAGCTTGATGAGATTCAAGCCACAGGTGATCAGGCGGCGTTTCAGCAGGCTCAAGCTGCGTTTGAAGCTGACAGATCAGCGCGATTATCCGAAGGTAAATTCGGGCTAGAGGCCGCCGGTCAGCGGCAACAGGCTCTACAACAAGCAGAGCAGTTTACGCAGAACGCAGTCAATGCTGGCGAGTCTGCCAGACAAGAAGCTGCGAAGCTTGGACTCAATGCCGCGCAGCAGGAAGAGGCGGCAAAGCAAGCGCAAGAGAAGTTTAAGCAAGATGCGTTTGCCCAGTCTGAGTCTGGTAAGGCGCTGATGGAGAAGCTGAATCAATCAGCATTTCAAGCAGGAGAGCAGGCAAAGCAGGAAGCTGCGAAGCTTGGACTCACGGCACAGCAGCAGGAAGATGCAGCAAAACGAGCAGAAGAGACGTTCAGGCAACAACAGTTCTCTACCAACGAGCAACTCATGCAGGCGCGTGAGAAGTTTGAACAGACACAGTTCAAGACCAACGAGCAGTTGCGGCTTGAGCAGCAGCGAGAAGAACGTGCCGTCTATCAGGCTGGTGAGGCCGCTAGGCAGCAAGCTGCACGGCTTGGTTTGTCTGCACAGGAGATTCAAGAGCGGGTCAATCAGGCAGAGAATCAGGCTCGTATGTCTGCGCGTCAGCAGAACGCTGCAATTGAAGAGCAACGAGCGAGGCTGGGTTTATCTAGCATTGCAAGCGACAGATCAGACCGCCAGCAGCAGCTAGATTCAGCCCGTCTGCTAGGTCAGCTAGGCGTAGATGCCCAGCGCATGGAGATCGAGCGTCTTAGGAACCTGCAAGCTGCCGGTGAGATTGAGCGCATGATGGGACAGCGCGGCATGGATATGGGTTATCAGGACTTCCTGCGTCAACAGGCATTCCCAAGAGAGCAGTTAGCGTTCTACAACTCCATGCTTCAAGGTCTCCCCGTCACGCCGGGAACGACCACGACAAGCTTTGGTGGCCCTAGCGAGACTGAACGTTTGCTTGGCGCTGGTATTGGCGGCGTCGGTCTATATAACGCTAACCGGGGTTAGTAAGTAATTATGAACATACTTGATGTTGAAGACATGGTTAAGGGACTGCCAGATCAAAGGCTACAGCAGGAAGCTCAAGCTCCTACTGGTCAGGTGCCTCAGTTCCTTGTGATCTCAGAGATACAAAGACGCACAGATATGCGTAAACGTTTCTCTGATCAGCAGCAGCAAGCGCCTCAAGGCACGGTCAAGGATCAGGTTGTTCAGCAGGGTATAGCTGCTATTGCACCTCCAGATCCTCAGATGCAGGCTGCTATGGGCGCTCCTGTGCCGATGGCTGCTGGTCGAGGCGTACCGTTTGCCGCTGATGACCCAAGGATGCAGTACTTGCAGCAGCTAAAGGATAAAGGAGTCACTTATGATGAAGTTATGAGGCGGCTCGGCGGTATGTACTACAACACCGCTGGTGAGGCTTCAGTGCAAAGCGTCACTGACCAGCCAACTTCTACGGTTATGCCTCCTAACACGCAGGGAGTTGGCAGCGTCATGGAGAACATCCCCATGACAGATATCGTGCGTCCGGGTAACGCTGCTTACGATGCGCTACAACAGGTCTTTGGTAGTCAAGCTCCTGTTGTTGACGCTATGGGGGACTTCGAGCCTACGCCACGAGACCCCGAAGAATACGACACTAATAGAAGGTTTTATCCAAATACAAGCCCAGCAATGAGGCAGCGGATGGTTGACCGAGCACTGGCTGTTAAACCGTCTCAGGCGTTCCTAGATGAGTTGTCCGCTGGCTCTAGGGAAAGGCGTAACAGACAGCCTAGTGAAGCAGTGGGCACATTTAGCGCACCACAAACCGCATACACGCAAGAGATGTATGACGAGAACGTTGGTGGTTTCAGGAACGTAGTGGATCAAGACCCAAGCCAATACCCTGACATCAAGCCGTTCCCGGTCACGGACGTTGACCGTATGTATGCGTCTGAGCTTTCCAAGATGACTGGCGAGACAGTGACTCCTCAGGGTACAGATCCTAAGCTGGCAGCGCGTACTAGACAGTTGCAGCTAAACGAATACGGGGATCTGTTGCGTCAGCAATCCCAAGCAAGACGGGATGCAGAGGTGGCTGGCCCTGCTATTGGTGATACGCCTAAGGCTCAAATGAGAGCCATGATGGACAGGATAGCCGAAAGAAAACAAAACCCTACCTTGAGCGGAACCAAGCAAGAGATAATGGCTCGGCGCAGGGCAGAGCAGGAAGCTTTGGTTGACTCTGCATCGCCAAAGCCAGTCGCCACGAATGCTCAGGAAACTGACGCTAGCAGAGTCAAACCTGAGGATTTAACTCCTGACGCTCTCAGTGCAATCTTGGCTCCGAATGCCGCTGGTAACGCCCCGCAGCAAACCTTCAACCAACAGTTCGGCATAAACCTGACTGACTACACAGAGACAAAGGACAGAAACAGAGGTGGCGATGCAGGCACCAGTGTTCAAGGCACAGGGGCCACAGGCTTAAAGTCGAACTATGAAAAGATAGTCGAGCAGCAGATGAAGGCTGCTGGCGATGACATCTTTAATGCGTCAGATCTATACGGCGAAGCATTGGGCTTGGCTGATCTGATAGAAAATCAGAAGCGTCCAACGCTATCATACAAAGCCTTGGTAGATGAGTACGAAGCAGAGACTCAGAAGCAGTTAGCAGACATCAAGAGTGAGCGAGGTGCTCAGTCGTTGATTGCGTTAGGCGCAGGCATTGCTCGTGGCAAGTTGGGTGAAGGATTGTCTGAGGCAGGCAAGGTTGTTGCGGCATCCAACGCGCAGAAACGTGCAGTTGAAGCTAAGGATCGTGCAGCCAGACTCGGCCTGAAGAAATCAGAGATGGACGCGGCGTTTGCTTCTGAGATAGACAAGCAGAAGCGTGAGGTCGAGGCTCAGAAAGTTCGGATCGCTGGGCTGAAGGACTACAATGTCAGTCAAGCCGCAGCAGAAAAGACTGTTCTTGGAATGCAGGCCAACCTCCAAGAGTTCTTGCTCAAGGTTGATAAGGAAGAGGGTGACAGGCTTGATAGGGAAGCTCTTAACGAAAGGGCGGTTCTGCAATACGTCACGTCTGCTATGGATGATTTGATCTCAGACGGAATGACCCCAGATCAGAAGACAGACATAGCGGACTTCTTGATACAACAAGCAACATCAATGATGGGCGTTATATACAAAGGCCCAAAGTTTAGCCAGATTGGTAAGCCGCCTGCTAAGGATGGCGATTCCAAGTATCAAGTGGAGCGAGTGCCATAAATGCCTACATATCTGGTTACCGATCCTAAAGGGCGCAAGCTAAAGCTTACTGGTGATACGCCGCCTACAGATGCGGATCTAGATCGGATCTTTGCTCAGGAGTTTCCTGACGAGGCGCTGAATCAAGTCGCCGCGCAAGACGAAGACCCGCTAGCAGATGAGCGCACGGTTGGTGGTCAGACCTTTGAGTTCGGTAAAGCTATTGCTCGTGGGTTCGGTAACACCTTTGTCTCTGCTGGAGAGGGCGTTGGAGAGCTATCTGACGCCGCCACAAACCTCGCTGGGTTTGAGGATGTCATAGACGATGGCGATGAGAACGCCCTTGTAGCGGCCTCACGCGAAGGCAGACAGGCAATAGACGAATACCTTGGGGCTGATGAGGCTTACCGAGACACATGGATCACCAAGTTCGGTGAAGGTATAGGTTCGTTTGCCACGTTCTTTACCCCAGCAGCAGCGTTACGTTTGGCAGGCTTGGCAGGCAAGGGCGCAAAGATTCTTGGGGCTGGTGCCACGGGAACCTTAGCTGTTGGCTCTGGTACGGGCACACAGATGCAGCAGGTAGAAGCTGCAAGAGCAAGAGGCATTGATGTCTCAGAAGATCAAGAAGACACCGCTGCTATTCTTAGCGGCGTTGTCGGACTCAGCGAACTAGCTGCTCCAACAAGACTACTCAAGAGGATTGACGCTGATGGAAACATCAAGCTGCCTAAGGGATACAGAGAAGTCTTAGGCTCTGCCCTGAGAACCGGCGGCGTCGAGGCTACTCAAGAAGTCTTGGCTAGTATCGCGCAGAATGCCATTGAGAAAGGCGTATACAACGAGGACGCCGAGTTACTTGGGCCAACACTATACGATGAGTTTACTGTTGGTGGCGCTGTTGGTGCCGGTGCAGACCTAGTTGTTAACGCTATTGCTGGTCGCAGAAACAAGGCCAACTATGACTCTGCTCTAGAAAAAGAGCAGGCAAAGATTAAGGAACGAGAAGACTTTATAGCGCAACAAGACGCTGATCTCTCCGCAGATCTCGACATGGAGCGCGGTGCCGCCCTGATAGATGAGATTGCCGCTGACATAGAAGCGCAGCAGCAGTTAGAAGGCCGACGAGACGTTGATATAGAGGCTGACGTATCTGCCGCAGCAAGAGACAGAGCATCAACTATAACGCCAAGAGGCACTGTTGATGAGACGGCCCTTGAGATATCACGCCAGATGGGACGAGCGTTCCCGTCAAAGAGAAATACCTTCTCAATACAAGACAACGGCGACAGCTTCTCTGTTGTTGATGCAGAGGGCTATGCATACAGCCAGCCAGTTGAGAGTCGTGGCGATGCCGCAGCACTAGCTGGTGCCCTCAATCGACAGGTGGAGTTGAGCAACGTATACGATGCTGGCGAAGCTGTAGTCGAATCATCCTCAAATTATTACGACGATCAGCAGAAGAAGACGCTAAGGCGATACAACATTGCTGCTAACGACCCTGAACAGATGACGTTCATTGGGCCATCTGTAGATGCTGCCGCAGAGACCACCGTTGACCGTGGGTTTTACGAGGGCGAAGACACAGTCTCTGTCATTCGTGATGTTGCAAATGGTGTGCGCCCAGAAGCTAGGATGACTGCATCGCAGCGGATCAATCGCAGGCGCATGGAGCAGGGGTTACCGCTATCAAACAACTTCACCCTAGAGGAAGTTAAAGAAGAGCTTAACGATAAGTTCCCTAACATAGTTGATACAAGACTCAACGGATTGGTTGAGACTGAGTCTTATCGCATAGAAGATCGCAGAAAGAAAAACGCTACGGTGCCTGACTATGTTGTAGTCAGCAGTGCAGGCGAAGTAATTCGCGGCAGGAAGCTGAACTATAAAGAGAAGCAAGAGTATCTTGAGACAGGCGCTGACAAGAAAAACATGCCTAGAATCAAGAGGTTCGGGCGCGATGCTGGAGAGGCTCAAGCTTTTGCTAATCAGCTAAATGCGAACACAGGCATTGGTCGAGTTGATGAGTCTGTATACCGAGACAAGTTCCCTGCGCGGCAGTTCTTGCAGAACATTCTAGATGCAAAGAACGTAATATCTCCTATCGACTCACCAGAGTTACAGTTCTTGGCTGAGAAGTTTGCCGGGGTTTCTCCCGGCACGGCTTTGAGCGATATGACTGATGGTGAATTTAAGATGTTCGCGCAGAAGATGCGCTCCCTCCCAAGGTTCGACAAGCCGACTAGACTCCCATTATTCAAGCTCAAGCCATACACGGGTGATCAATTTAGAAGGGCGGTAGCGGCACTCAAAGAAAACCCAGACATGGGGCCAATGCAGCTAGGCGATGCCATCGGTGATTTCCAGATTGACGGCGACGTATCCCCTACTGCACTCGACAGCCTGCTCGAAGACGCAAAGGCGCAGGGCATTACCAAGACAGAGCAAGAGCCTTTGCTATTGGAAGGCCCATCCATAGATCAGCGTCAAGACATAGAGATTCAGCAGTTTGAGTCTGCGTTAGCCAAGCAGATGCAGGGCTTGAGCGTAGGGGATGTGCCAGTAAACGTCTCACACGCCCTCAGGAACGTTGTGAGGGGCGCAGACGGTAACCTAGTGTATGGAATTAGGCCGATAAAAAGAGGCGAACAGATAGATCCAGAGCTTGTTGTAGGCGGGACTATGGGTTCGCAGCGGTTCGTCAGGGATGACGTTGTAGATCCTGATGCTCAAGAGGGTCAGGTTACTGAAGGGTACTACCACCCTGACATGAATCAGATTTTCTTGTCTGTTGATGCAGTGGCTAATGATCCCACGCTTACGGATCAGCAGGTAGAAGCTCGACTAGCTGATGTCCTGAATCACGAGATGATTCACGCCATGCGGATGATGGATCTATTCACAAAGACCGAGTGGACGATCCTTAGTAACAGGGCTGCGGTGCTAAAGAAGGGTAACCAAACATACACGGAGTGGGCTGCTAAAGAGTATGCCGAGTACAATCCAGTTCAGCAGATGGAAGAAGCTGTCGCTGAGATGGTGCGAGATCAACGAGCCAACCCTAGCTTGGTGTCAGGCAAGCCTGCCAACCTGCTGCGTCGATCTACACGCTTTATGTCAGCAATGAAGAATGCTCTTGATGGCTCTGGGTTCAGATCGTTTGAGGGCATCATTGATGACATCTCATCTGGTCGGGTTGGTTCTAGACCGAGAGATCAAGTCCGCACGTTACAACTTACCGAGCGAGAGGCTGGTGTATCCGCCACTGCTCCCAGTCAGGTGCTGCCTACAGCAGGCGCTGAAGATGATCCGTCAAGGGTTGGCAAGCAAGGCGGCCCAAGGATGGCTGACTTCATTGAACAGCCTGTCTTCTCAAGAGGGCGCGACATCAAGACCTCACAGGTCAGAGAGTTGATGGATTCGTCGCCAATAACGCAGCAGTTCTTAGACCCAGAGAGGGTTGACTACCAGTTCAGAGACGCTGTAGACCCATCGTCACGATCAACCGTGACCATGATGACCCCGAATGAGTTTCTAAAGCTTGCAGCCACAGGCGTAGACCAATCTAAGACTGAGCGCGTTGATGCAATGGCTGCTGCGGGTCAGAAGTTTCAACCAAATTTCCTACAGTTCACCGCTAATGAGCGTGGCGCTGCCAGCATTACTGGGCACGAGGGCAGGCACCGAGCCAGATACTATGCCTCGCAAGGCTATGGCGACACGCTGATGCCAGTGACCTTGACATCTGCTGGTGGCACGGCTGGTGAGTTGAGATTTGGTGAGTCAGACGCAAGACCGAGCGCCCTATACAAAGAAGATGATAGGGCTTATGTAGGGCTGGTTAGCAAGGGCGTCACCGCCGGTCAGGTTGATCCGTCAGTTCTTGAGGAAGTGCAGCTACAGTTCCCTAAGACCATACCGTTTGACTTGTATGGTTTTACGGAAGACGGCATCCCGATGTTCGATTCGAGACCCGTTCTCAAGGACAGGGACTACACAGGGCCGGTGTTCTCTCGTAAAGCAAAGGGTCAGGTAAGCACACGGTTCCCAACTGCTGTGCGAAGGACAGAAGATCCGCTAGATGATCTGCTGGTCAACGACTATCAGGCGTTCACAGGCGACAAGCCAGTCTTCACAAAGAACATGGCGCTGATCAAGGACGCCAGCATATACCCAATCCTGCGAAAGGATCGCGCTCTTAGAACAGACGAGCAGAAAGCAGAGAGCTTTGTCGAGACAGTGAAGGACAACCTGCTGTACATCTACGACATGGTTGACCCATCTATCAGAGAAACATCCAAGCTCTGGTACGAGGGTGCAAACAAGCTAGCCCAACGAATGGCAGGCAAGCACAACATAAGCTTAGAGCAGGCTTCCGCCGTGCTAGCTAACCTATCGCCTCAGAAAGACTGGTACATGAATGCTTCTCTGGGTGAGCGCACCGCAGACATATTCTTTGAGCAGGCAAACACCCCGTTCAATGGCGAGATGATGGACACTGCAAAGCGGCTGTATCTCAAAGAGGGTGCGTCAGCTAAGTCTAGGGCGATATCATCCAAGATCCTGCCAGAGATAGATGGCAAGACCATCAATGAGATTCTTGCTGGCGATTCAGACAAGACTAACTTGCAGCTTGCGTACTACATCAGGACGTATGACGAGACATACAACAGCCGCGCCCACAGGATCATATCTCCTGACGGCACGATCATGGACTACGTCAAGACGGTCAAAGGCGAAGACGCTGGCGCTGGCTGGGGGTCTATGAACGAGATCGCCAAGGCTGTCGTTGCTTTGAGGTCAAACGACATCGACGTGATCTCCTCATCCTTGGGCACCCAGAACAAGGTTCGTAATTTCTACAACAACATCTTTGATCCACAGTCGGATCTTGGGTTTGTCACGATTGATACCCACGCTGTAGCGGCAGGGCTGTTGCAGCCTTTGAGCGGCAAGTCGGAGCCTGTCATACACAACTTCGGTGGTGGTGTGGTAGGTAAGACTGGCGCGTCAAGCTCTAAGATTACCGGGATCAATGGCACCTACTCCCTGTTTGAAGAGGCGTACCGCAGGGCGGCAGCGGAGCGTGGCGTATTAGCCAGAGAGATGCAGTCGATTACGTGGGAAGCTATCCGTGGGGTGTTCAGCCCAAGCTACAAGAACAACGAAGAAAACGTTAAGTTTGTGGATAACGTATGGCGACAATACAACAAACGACTGATAGACTTAGATAAAGCTAGGCAAGAGGTACTATTACATGCGTCAGCAGGACAAATCCCCAACCCAGACTGGGCCGATAGACCCCGTGATGCAGTATCTAAAGGCCAGCAACCTCCCACTTACGAGGACAACGTATCTTACGCTAGCGTATCCAGACCAGAAGCTGGAGGGCCAGCTTTCAGCCGAAGAAGAAGCGGAGCTTCCAGAGCAGATACAGATCTAGCTCGTAAGCGCATACCTGACGGACAGGTCAAGGCTACTGTCGAGGCTAACGCAGAGAAGGCGAAAGACTTTGCCTCTGGCTACGCTCCAAAGATAAACCCAAGCGCAGATCCATACGCACAGGCTGTCGCTGCTGATCCAGACAAAGGGCAGAAGCTGTCCCGTGAGCAGCAGATCATGTTCTCTCGTGGCAACGAGCCAGAGAGACCCGTCGATGTGCAGAGGACAATGGACAAGCTGGTTGCCAACCCAGCCAACATCACTCCCGGCGAGACATATCTAAACGTTCTTGAGCGTGGGCCGATACGCAACTTCATTACTGCCTTGAAGCAAGGAACGGTATTCCGGTACGCACAGTTTGAGGCGCTTGAGAAGACGCTTGATAGAGATGTCATGGCAAGCTCTGCTGCCCTGCCTGCGCTGATGGCAGCCGACAGATCTAATGCTATCGCTGGTGCTGCGATCAAGTACGGCAACGCCGTGTACAAGGATGGGCGTACCACGGTAGAGGACTTCAGCCACACCTTCTCAGCAGACTCAAGCAGGCCCGGAGAGACCGTGCAGTTCAGGGGACTGGCGGGAGTCATGGGTCTACTGTTCAACGACAAGGGTTCACTAGAGAAAGATGCCCAAGCTTATGCCATTGCAAGACGAGCAGAGGGGCTGCGTAAACGAGGGATAGATTCTCCCGGCACTCCAGAAGAACAGCTACAAATCATCCAGTATGTAGAGCGAAACCATCCAGAGATTAAGGACTGGTATGAGGTTTGGCAGGCATACAATGCAAAGACCATCCAGTTCATGCGAGACACAGGCGTTCTTGATGCAGAGATGGCAGAGATATGGGCTGCTCAGTCAGACTACGTGCCGTTCTATCGTCAAGCAGAGGGCAGGGATGTGCCCAATGCGCCCAATATGTTCGGCGGTCTGACCACAGCAGGCAGCTTCAAGGGGATAACAGGCACTGATACCGCGCTCAACGTACCGTTACTTGATGCAATCACGACCAACATGGCTGCCGCAATCAGCATGGGCATGAACAACGTGGCCCAGCAGCGAGTGGTACGGAATATGGTACGTTATGGCCTTGCTTACGAGTTGCCAAAGGGCAAGTCAGGTAAGGGTCTTAACGTTGTTACCTTCAGGGTTCAAGGCAAAGACAGGAAGTTCGTTATCGAAGACCCTCTTGTCTTTACGTCTCTGCAACCGATGGAAGGTGGTGCTGGCTACGACTTCCTCAACACCATCTTCGGCGTTCCTGCAAACATCTTGCGCGAAACTGTTACAAGGGCACCGCCGTTTGTTGCTGCTAACATGATGCGAGACACGCTGTCCGCGTATCAAACCTCTGGAGCAAGCTTTATTCCGATTGCGGACACTCTCGGGGCGTTTGCAAAAGATATGTCAGAGCTTGAGCGGTCTGGTGTTGTCGGCGGTTACGACTTCTCGAAAGATCCAGCCGACATCGGCAAGTTTATGACCAAGCAACTGCGAGATCAGGGCGCAATCAAGGATGACAGGGCCATCACAACGAAGTTGTTGATGAAAATCTGGGATGGTCTAGGTGATGTGACAACCAGATCGGACTTTGCCACCCGCAAGGCAGTCCATGATGATGTGCTTGCGCGTACAGGGGACAGGGCAGAGGCAGAGTTCCAAGCATTAGAAGTAATGAACTTTGGTCGCCGTGGCTCACACCCCGTGATGCGGCTATTGACTACGGCGGTGCCGTTCCTGAATGCAAGGATTCAAGGTCTGGATCTTCTGCTGAATGCAGCGACTGGAGTCAGAAGCTCGAACAAAGAGTTGAGCAGACGCAAAGCATTTGGTTCCTTCGTTGCACGAGCAGGCATCCTTGCTGGCGCTAGTGCAATGTACTACCTGCTGGTGAGCGATTCAGAGGACTACCAAGAGGCAACAGAAGAAGAGCGAGACAACAACTGGATCATCCCAATGCCGGGGGACATCCCTGCATTGAAATATCCGATCCCATTTGAAGTTGGCTTGCTGTTTAAGACCCTGCCAGAGCGCATGATGCGCGAGATGACCGGCGATACAACCGGCAGACAGACTCGTGAGTCACTGCAAAGGGCTATTGTTAGCACACTGGAAGTTCCTGTGACGGGGCCACAGATAGTTGCACCGTTGATTGAGACAATAGCAAACTACAATGGCTTCACTGGCAGAGCTATTGTTCCTCAATACATGAGCAGCAGTTTAGCTGGAGAAGCTCAGGTTCTTAGCAGCACCTCAGAGGTCGCAAAGCTGGCGGCAGAGTTTGCGCCATTCGATCTCAGCCCAATCAAGATGGATCACCTTATTAGGGGGTACACCGGGACGATTGGTAGCTATGTGCTGGCAATGTCTGACGCAGCATTGAGGTCAGAGCTTCTCACTGGAGATCAAACCAAAATCCTACCGGCGCGTCCTGTATACGACAGCCCATTGCTGCGGCGATTCTTTACAAGAGAGTTTGGCGCAGGGAGAACTGAAGAGTTCTACGACATGGCTACCTATGTAGATCAGGTGTACAAGACGTACAGCAAGCTGCGTAAAGATGGCAAGCTAGATCAGGCCGAAAGGTACATAGCTGGTAGGGAATACCTGCTGCCAATGTATCGTGAGCAGGCGGAGATCCGGCGTGGCTTGTCGCGTCTCAGGAAAGAAGAACAGGCGATACGCCGCATGGATATCTCTCCTGAAGAGAAGCAGGAGCGAATCAGAGAGGTGGAGATACGCAAGCGTCGATACCTTGAGGTTGTGCCATTGATGCGGCAGCAGATAGAGATCCCGGCATTTGATGTGGGGTCTGGGCTGCGGTGACCTAGTCGTTAGGGTTCCAGCAGCCGACTGTTTGAATCGTGTGATCCTGTCCTGAGAAAGTGCAAGACCAGACACAGATCTGGTCTCCACTCGCGCCATTGTAGCTACTTACAAACTCCCACTGATGGATGTGCGCGTAAGCGCACATCGCAACGAACATTAGCAGCGTGGCGGTTAACGTTTTCATTTCCGTGGATCGTCACCCATTGAGTAGCGGGTGTACCAGATGTCCTTGGCCTTATCCAACAGAGCGTCCGACTCGCTGCCCTTCTTCCCAGCCCTCCACTTGTACTTGAACGCAGAGATCTCTGCATACTCCATGACGCGCTGTTCACCAAACACTGCGACCATAGCATCGATACATTCGATACCGCTGTCGGTGTAGTGTGCGGGGCTGTTTGCTATGTCGTGAGGCGTCAACTCTAGTACGTCCAACGATTCGTCCGTATCGATTTCGTACCAATCAATGATGCGTTCATATGTCTTTGCAAAGACACGACTGCGATCATTCTCCAACACTTTCTTTAGTGTGTTGAACGTCACTCCAATCTTCTTGGAAAGTTCAGTGATCGCTGCTGTTCTAGACATGCCCCAGTCAGATACACTTGATCCAACCATCGACTCCAAATGGTTAACGATCTTTCGACTAACCTTCTTGCCACGTTGTGTGCTTTTAGTTTCCATAATTAAAATCCCTTAAATCGGCTGATCTCGTAGTAGGCAACAGGCTCCAAGTCCTGATTGTCATTACGATCCACCCTCCCGCCAAACCCGACGCTGTCGGGATCTTTGTTTAGGTTTATGTAGCCACAGTTATCTCTCCACTTCACAATCAACAGGCACTCAACACCCGTTGCATTCGTGAGCGCCCTAGCCGCCATTATTTTTGACACCGATATCATGTAGGTGGGATAGGTATCCTTGTTCACCTTGCGGCACTTGATCTCACCGAATAGCACGATGCTATCGCCTCGCATGAAGCTGATGTCTATCGGATACTTCGATGGGTTCCGCACCCAATCCATCCGATGCCTGCTGGCAAAGACATCAGCGACATGCTTTTCGTAATCGATGTCGCTTTGACTTTCGTATACTGGTCTCATGACTAGAACGGAATGTCATCCTCGAAGTCATCCAAGCCATCGCTGACTGGTTGCGGGGCTGCGACAGGCGGTGGTGCGGCCTGTGCGCCGTCAGGCGGCATGGTCTCTCCGCTAAGACTGAGGTAAACCCCGCTGTCTCCTTGGTTCTTCCAAGCCGCGAGGCGGAAGTCTACGGACTCAAGGTTAGGATCTCCCTTAAAGTGCGCCGCAATGTGCTTCGCCTGCTCTCTGGTGACAACGACCTTGCCACGGAAGTGCGGAGCCTTGTCAGACTTGCGCTTGTCGCCCTCGTTGTAGAGCGTTCCTTTGCTTTTTTCAGCGAGTGAATAGTCAGGCATTAGCCTTCTCCTTCTGTGTTGGCGGTAGCAATCTCAGCCTTGCGCCGTTGGTAAGCCTGCTTGATCTCTTCATAGATCGCAGGGTGATGGTTCTGAATGGTGGTGATTGTGCCTTTGTTGTTTCGGTACAGACCCGCCACATCAGAATGTTCGGGTAGCCAATCATTCCAAATCTTTAAGAACGCTTGAGCATGAGGCTCTTGGCTATAGTCGATGCCGTCCTCATCAGGTTCAGGCTTCTTCGGTTCAGGCTTCTTGGCTGGCTTGCCTTTGACTTCGGCAACAGGCTGCTCTGCCTGAGGAAGATCCTCGCCAGCGTAGACGTACATGCCCAGACCAAACAGCGCCATGCACTTCACTAGGCACCGCATCTTGGCATCGGATATGTCCCGTGCGTTAGGTCTGACGATGGCTTGGTTCTTGTTGTTCATCACTGGCAGCCACATGTGTCGAGCCAACGCTCCTATCACGATTGAGCAATGTACTGTGACGCTGCCGTCCTCATGCACTTCGTTGTGAGGGAAGTCCATGATCGCGTTGGGGTAATGATCCATCAGGGTCATCCACCCGTGCGCCCATGACAGGTAGCGAAGACCCATCTTGGTCTCTACGAAAGATTCAACGTTGACTGCTGAAAGGGTCTGCCAAATATCCTGAAAGGTCGGCTCTGAATTTTGTGGCGTTGATGCCATAGTTTTTCTCCATCTGTTTTTCTAAAAGAATCACGATCTCTATCGGTGCCAGTTCATCAAACATGGTGAACGGTATGGCAGCGATCTCTCCTCGTTCCCACTTAAATGAAACATTTGCGACGGTGGGATTCATCTGCAACTGTGGTATCCGAGTGATAGACCAGATGGCTACCATCTTTTCGTACACCTCTCGGTCATTCTCAATCATTAGGTCTCCCTTGGTGCTGCTCACAGAACTCAGCGACACGGCACCAGTTTTGATCACATCTCACATGCGTTCCCTGCCGCACCTCTACTTCATGCCACTTGCTGTCGGCGTGTCCACGCTTCTCAAGAAAAGACTCGGCTTCTTCCATCGAATCGAAAACTTTCAACGCACGTTTGTTTGTTGTCTTCTTGGCGGCATAGGTTGTTGGACGTGTCCAGCGATCAACGTCTGTGCATGGAGGCAGGGGTTCGTCGCTGAAGCTTCGGAACTCTGCGTCCTGATGCAAAGCAATACGCTCTTCCATGTAGGCATCCTGATCACCGTCTGACCATCGGGTGATAGGCAACTCAGCGATGGGTGCCTGCGGATAGGTGACATCGCTCTCAGCCTGTCTGCGGTTCCAATCCCGCATGACTGCCACAATGCGTAGCTCTTGCGGGTTGACGTTCTTGGCATGTCGCATCAGCCAAGCGTATGCGTTTAATTGAAGCTCCCATTCGATCTTGTCATGGATTACTGACCACACGCTGGTGCATTTGTAGTCCACGATGCCTCGTGCATCTTGCAGATCAATAGCGCCACTGATGACCCAGTCATCTACCTCAACGAAGAGTCTCTCTTCGCTAATGACATCACCTTCAGTGTGATCCTCGAACACCTTGTGAACAGCAGTGCCCAGTACAGACCACATCTTTTCACTGACATCCTCAGTAAGACTGTCCCAGTGACGCTCTCGTAAGATGCGTACCTGAGGGGAATCGATTAGCTGGGTGACAGAACGATGGCTCTTACCACGGGTGTAGTCATCACGACTGAGAGCCGAAACTATGGTCGGCGGTAGGTTGTGGTTGTTCGTTACTTTCATTTCGCTCTGGCCCCTTCTTGCAATAGACGCGGATACTTAATTGATCACCCTGTTGGTGCTTACCAATGTAAAATTCCCTCTCACTTCCTGCCCCAGATCGATCTTGCCAGCGTCTGTAGGCGCTCCTTACGGCGCTCAACCGTCTGACTACTTCGTCTTCGGTCACCGGAATATCCACTGCGTCCTTCAGAAACATCTCCCCGAATGGTATCTTGGGCATTGGTTCTCCGGGCTGGGGTACGTCCATGTTTACGTCGCGTTTGATTTCTAGGTTCATACAAGTTGTCCTCTTCGTTGAAGGCGATCTCTCCGCTCTCCTCCTGCTCAATAATCCAATCAGTGATTTTACTCATTGTGTTCCTCCTTCTGGCGTGAGAGTATAACGACTATCGACATGAAGAACAACACCTTTCACACAACGATTTACGGAGAACCTGCATCGAAGGCGAACAGCAGGAAGCTGGTTACGTTTGGTGGCAGGCCGAGATTCATCAAGAGCCAGAAGGCTCGTGACTATGTCGCTGAGTTTGAGAAGCAGTGCCCAACACTAGATGTGCTGCTTGAGGGAGACGTGCGGGTGACAATGACTATCTACTACAAGACGCGAAGGCCAGACCTAGATGAGTCTGTGATCTTGGATTGTCTTGAGGGTCATGCTTACACCAACGATAGACAGGTCAAAGAGAAGCACATATTCCACGGCCTCGACAAAGAGAACCCTCGGTCTGAGATATTGGTTGAGCAGATCGATGCGTAACTTAGCCCAGTCAGTACTGGAGCAAACGCTGTTGGATATGGCAGATAAAGATGAAGAGATCAGGGCGCAAGCATTTAGATGGCTGATCAACATCGATCAGTTTGATCTCTGGGAAGAAGCGGGATTGTTAAAAGAGGACTTTGTAGAAATTAGTTATGCGGTGGCGAAGGCGGATCTTGGTGCGAGACGAACTAAGACTGCTAAAGATGCCGTGCTAAAACTGAGGGGGGCAATAGAACGTTCTATCGTAGAACGTTCTAAATAACCTTCGGTTAAATAGGACGTTCTACAGTGGAACGTTCTATAAATATCACAATCAGAAACGGTTCACAAGAAGGAGAAACTTATGGAACCACAAATGAACGATGGGGATCTTGACTATTCTATTCGCCAGCTAGGGGATGGCAGGCATCAATGCCCAGAATGTGGGCCGCATCGAAAGAAGAAGGGAGAGAAAACACTAAGCATTACGGAAGACGGCGAAGGGTTGTTGTATAACTGCTGGCACTGCGATATGTCGGGCAAGGTGAGGCATCGGGATACGGTGGACAGAGACTTCGATATTGATGAGCCTGTAAAGGTAAGGCCGATCACCAACAAGGCCAAGCTAGATCCTCTCATACTCAACAACTTCCTTGTGTCCCGTGGGATTACTCCCGATAGGGTTGTACATCTCAAGATCATGGGTGGGCATCACTACTTTCATGGTGCTGGAGACTTGCCAGCGGTTGGGTTCGGGTACGGAGACAGGGGATCTAATGGCCTATCCACAACAACCGCAGCGAAATGGCGTAGCACGGAGGGGAAGAAGTTTATTCAAGATGGAGCGGCACAAACCCTCTGGAATATAGAGAACGACCCCGGCGATACCCTTACCACAGTGATCATCACTGAGGGTGAGATGGATGCTGTATCAATCGTTGATGCCATAGGCAAACGGGATGATACATTGGTGGTGTCAGTCCCAAACGGTGCGCCTCAGAAGGTCAGTAACCGCAAGGTAGATCCAGAAGAAGATCGCAAGTTCGCCTACCTGTGGAAGAGTAAAGACATCTTTGAGAAGGCAGAGAAGATTGTGCTAGCGATGGACACCGATGAGCCGGGAGAGGCTCTGGGTGAAGAGATCATGCGTCGCGTGGGTAGAGCCAAGTGCTACCACCTTGAGATCCCTGAAGGCTGCAAGGATGCTAATGATGTGCTGATGAAGCACGGCCCTGAGTACCTTGCAGATCTGGTAGAGGAGGCTACACCGACACCATTGGTGGGCGTGTACTCGGCAGACGATTACTCAGATGACGTGCAGTTCTTGTATGACAGGGGGCTGATGAACGGTAAGTCCACTGGTTACGCTGGACTGGACGGTATTTACACGATCTTGGAGGGGCAGTTGACGGTGGTCACCGGCCTGCCGGGATCAGGAAAGAGCGAATGGATTGACTCTGTGATGGTCAACCTCGCTGAAGAACACGATTGGAAGTTTGCTATCGCTAGCTTTGAGAACCCGCCAGCGATGCACATCATTAAGCTTGCTGAGAAGCGTATGCGTAAGCCCTTCTTTGAGGGACAGACAGAGCGTATGACTGAGGCTGAGATGACTGAGGCTAGGGGCTGGGTCAACGATCACTTTGCATTCCTCGACAGCAAAGACGGCGAGGCCGCCACCATCGATAACATCATAGACCGTACCAAGCAGGCAGTGATGAGGCTGGGATGTCGTGGGTTAGTGATCGATCCTTACAACTACATAGCGCAGAACACTAACGATCAGGAGCATCAGGCGATCAGCGACATGCTGACTCGTATGGTTCAGTTCGCACGGTCATGTGATCTGCACATCTGGTTCATCGCACACCCTGCAAAGATGAGGGCCAACGAGAACGGCACAATGCCGGTGCCCAACGGCAACCATATCAGCGGGAGTGCGGCGTGGTTTGCCAAGGCTGACTGCGGAATCACAGTCCATAGGTTGGGTGAATACATAGAGGTTCACAGTTGGAAGTGCCGATTCAAGTGGATTGGTACAGTCGGGAGTGCAAAGCTATCGTATGACCCAGTGAACGGGAGATACAAAGACTATGAGGACTGGGAAGAGCAGGTAGAAACGAAGTCGTTTGCCAGCAGATACGGAGGACGTAAGGATTATCATGAAAGAGAAAGTGACTGGGACATCTAGTAAAGACGTTGTGAATGATGTGGGCAACCCAATGCTGCATGAGCGGCATCGTGTTGTCCTTGAGAAGGATGATGGCGAGGTAGTATCAAGAGCGCGGGTTACCGATCAGTTAATGATCGATAAATTGTTGATTACTGGCTTGATCACAGACATGGAGCACAAGGCAGCGGAGTATTTGTTGCAGGTTATGGTAGATGCTGGCGCATTTGTAAGGGGCATTGACTTGGAGTCCGCGCCAAGCGCCTCAGGTAGATTCAAAAGAAATACTTTTACGCATAGTCTTTTGAAGTTGAGAGACATATGTAACTTGCTGGAAGAGATTGTTGGAGAAGAATCAACAGGGATAATTATCCAGTGCATTGCGACAGATAATAGGCCGCCACCGGAGCACTTGGGTATGTTTCGCATGGGTCTTCAGGCAATCGATAAGGACTACATCAACATCAGATCTGATGATTGACATGATTCGTATGCTGTCTTGCGCTATCCACATACGTCCACTAGAATCCCTACAACGTCTCGTCTCTCCTTGACGTTGCCCCCGCCCCGCGCAGGTATCTCCTTCTACCTGTGCGGGGCAACCCTCTTATGCAAAGTCGTAGTACGTTCTGTCTTGCGTCTTCAGTGCGCCTTCGTTTGCTTTGCGCTCTGCCACTGGCACGGAGATAGAGATTCGTTTGGTCTTAGGTATGGCTCTGTGCATGAGACCCTTGGGAATGTATAGGAGATCTCCCACGGTCAGATCCAGTGACGTGACATCATCATCGTCATTCTCGAAAGTGTTCGCTATCTCCCAGCTAACGTCTCCCTGTGCATGCACCAAGAAGTTATCGTCCTGATCGATATGAAAGGGAAAGGTAGATGAGTTGGGTTTGCCGCTGCAATAGAAGTGTGCGTCGGCTGCGCCCATGTAGTATTGCTCAATCGCACCAGCGATCATGCTGATTCTAGGCGTAAGCAGTGATGCCTTGGTCATGATTATAGACCCGCCTTGATTCCAGATATCATGCAGATACTTCTTCTCGTAGTAGTCCTTGCGACTCCAGTTGGGCCTGCTCTCTCGCTCAAGGTTGCCCCGCTCCATGCAAAGCTTACGACCCTCAGGCGTTATGGCCTGCATCCCAGCGGTGGCGCGGTCATTGTTCAGATAGCTGTTGAACTGCTGCCAGTCAATGATGTTGTCGAACAGTTCTGTTCGGGCTTCGGTTTGGGGGAACACGGCAAAGGATTTGCCACGATGGTTTGCCTCGAACTCAACGATAGACATTGAGCCGATAAGATCTGTAAAGTCGAGCATAAGTTATCCGATAATGTAAGGCAGAAGAAACGATAGCGCATAGGTTGTCACGACAATCCCTATGCCAACCTTGATCCCTATCTTTGTTTCTTCGTCATTGAGTTTCATGGTGCGGCGGTTGATGCGATTCGGATCTTCCAAGAACTTGAGCCATCCACTTCATCGCATCTATTTCACTTTTGGAGTGCGCCCCTATAGAGCGCATTTGCACTGACCCCGCCGCTGACCTGCACAACGTGAGGCTCAGTATTACCTAAACTTTTTTGCGGTTAGTGAGTCGATCAGCCAGCCATCACTGATCGGCGCGAGTCCAGAGATTTCCTCAAGACGCACACCTCTAAAGGTTTGGGTCTCTGTCTTTGACCCGTGGTCTTGTCGATACACTATTGTAACTTCGTAGTCATCACCTCGACCACTTGACAAAATCTCATCAGCTAGTTCCATGATCTCAACCATATCATCCATCAGACTTGTCATTGAACGCCTCCTTAACCTTTGATTGCAAGCTAGTCCACAAGGCTTTCGCGTTGGCCTCTTCTTCTGGACTGTGCCCCATGTCCCATAGGCAGGTGCCAATCAGTCCGTGCAATCGGGGATCATCTTTAGAGCTAGACAGGAGCCTGTTCAGCAGCGCCCCCTCTTCGTTGGTCAGTTGTATGTACTGGGTCTTCAGTAAACTCATTGCACTATCTCCTTCGGCATTACGGTTGTTAGCGGGTGCATGGCCTGCCACCGCCTTCTCAGTTCTACTCGACAGGCGCTAACCTGCCAGTCCCACATATCACTTTCATCTGCTGATGCATCTGGGTACGCAACCATCATCGTCGCCTTGTTCAGCAGGATCTCTTGGATCTCAGAGACATTCTTCTTGTTCGCAAGCAGATCTCTGAACTTGTTCTTCTCGTTCCCTGTCACACCACTCTCCTTGCGTCAGCCTTGGCAGATCGAAGCGCGTCGTGCCGCATCTCTAGCAGCTTGATCGTGCGCTTGATCTTTTCTACTCGGCTGGAATGTTCTTGAACGTTCAGGTAGATGTCTCGCCAGCCTTTCTCTACCGCCCTCATCTCAGTCTCGGCTGCCACGGCGCTCATGCCAGCGTCCATGTAAGCCTTCTTTGTTGATGCCTCGTAAGACTTGAAGCTCGACTCGACGGAGGCAAGGGTATACTGCGCCTTCTCTAGCTGATCGATCTTCTCTTCGATCTCTTCATGGATCACCTCAAAAGTATTGTAGTTCATTAGTCGAACCTCGCTACTTTTGATTCACCCCAAGCATCAATCAGAGCGACGATCCCATACTCGTAGATGTAACACTCAACGTCAGCCTCGCTTTCAGTTGACATGATGAGATGGGCTAGCGGGTATAGATCCTCGTCCTCGTCATACTCGCTGGTGTAAACGCCGCTATCGGTCACCGTGCCGTTGAACACAGAGTCGTTGAATCCACCCCAGCCATAGCACTCGTCCATGATTCGAGCGAACTCTTCAATGGTGCCGTTGCGATCAGTGTGTATCACTGCCGTTTGATAGAAGTCAGGGATGATCCCGACCATCTCTCGCAGATGCTTCTCGGCCTTAGCCTCAGACAGGCCGGTGCCTGTCAGCATGGGTATCCACCGCTGGCAAGGATCAAGTGTCATCCGGTAGCCGTCCCAGATCTCGACGGCATTTCTCCACATGTCCCTTGTCGGGAGCTTAATTACATTATCCATTCACGTTCTCCGTTGGTTGTGATGTGTTTGTTGATGATACGTTGCCGCCAGTTTGGGCGCAAGACGTACCTTTTTGGGCGCAAGATGTACCTTTTTGGGCGGAAGACGTACCTTCGCCGGTCAGCACATAGTCCTTTAGCACTACGCCTAGCTTGGCATCGCCACGCCTATGCTCTCTGATCCATGTACGCTTGACGAAGTCGCCGTGTTCATCACGGTACACACGCCAGTGCCCACGCACCTGATGCAGGCGCTTGCCGTATGCCTCGTCGCGTGGCTCTAGCTGCCGAGTCTCCACGCCATTAGGCTTGGGTAGCTTGATCTTGCAGCGGTAATACGAATCACGGGGCGTGACCTTTGGACTGCGGCCCTTCTTTGATCTCTCGAATCGGGCCTGCTCTCTGACTACCCACGGGTAGTTCAGAACGCGCAGTATCTCCCATGAGATCCGCACATAGTACGGTGCCCACGGCTCGACAAAATTCTCGAATGCCTTGTCGGTGTATTCATTACCAAACACCTCTCTTATTTGATGGAGGCGAGAGTTGTGGAGCAAGTCAAGGTAGTCGCTGCAAGCCTCAGACAATGGCTCGTTTTGAAAGTCTACGCCGTACATCAATAGCGAAACGTGCCGAATGCCCACCTCACTCAACGGCTTTTCGGTTGGCCCATTCCTGACGCTCCGGCCCAGAATCGCCATGTATATTCTATTGTCGCCGTCAAGACTAAAGAACAGATGCATATCTATCTGACCATCAAACTTCTCGGTCAAGAATATACCCGCCTTCTCAAACTCGAAGAGCCTGTCAACGGTACCGCTAACGCCTACAAGCCCCGTCGCCCAGTCGAAATCAGATACATGCGCGTTGTACGTCTTCGCATTGAACTCAATCCAACAATCCTTGAACGGCAGTCTCAGTTCCTGCTCGGCTTCCACCACGTTGCGGGTGATCGTCTTGATCGGCAGGTTGCCGTTGTCCTTAGTCAACTCGGCCCAGCTAGGCTCTTGAAACACCCGCTCCAGCAGAGCGTCATCGATGTCGAACTTTCGAGCCACCTTCAGACGATTGCCAAAGGTCTTAGACAATACCCTTGGGCCATCGGGATGTGTCCCCTTGGTGGCCCCAAGAATGCGCTTCTCAGGGTTCCTAAGGGCATGCATGACATGCTGGTATAGATCTCCTTCCATCACGCAGCCTCCCTGCTCTCGATGTATGGGTTGATCAACGTGCGCCTTAGCTCACGATAGATCGTCTTGAACGCATCGCCATGCGGCTTGTGGAAAGTGTTCTTGAGATAGCGGGTGTACAGCCCGTACTTCATCTGGATGTGGTGCGCCACCTCATGGGCAACCAAGCACTTGAGCAGCAGTTCACGGTCATCGCAGTCGTTGATGTTGCCGATCACTGGGTCATTAGCAAACGAGCGGTACTCAGTGAACGAGGTTAAGCCTCGGCGGTATTCACCCATGTCGATGGAAATGAGATCACTGAAGCCGTAACTTCTTTGACCGCTATGCTTTGTCTTTACCCGAAGCCGCTTGATAGCTTCGGCATACACGACAGGCTTGCCTTGATACTCGACCTCATATTGCTTCTTGCAGATCTCCCGCAGGCACTGCTTTGCAAACTTCACAACGAGCTTGTGCTCGTCGGGTGTCACGTTAGGGCCGCGCTTTGATTTGATAGTCATTACAGACCCCCCTTGTTGGTGAACTCCGCTGCGTATGCATCAAGAATGATTGAGTCCATGACTGGCTCGGTTCGTTTGAAAAGATTCTCATCGTCTGACTCGATGTCAGCGTCTTTCGGTGTGACACGGAACATCTCCCAGATCTCTTCCTCGTAATTGCATACGCCGTTGTTGAAGATGTCGTAGTAGTAGTTCTGCGCCAGTCGGAATAGCTCTAGCTCTGGTCGCTGTTCGGCGTTCTCGACCTCGCCCATTGATGGGATCAAATCGACAAGCCTGTTTGCCAAGCTCTGATACCGGCCTCGGCTGCTCCAGTAATTGTCTTCTGTGAAATTCATAGTCCGTCTCCTGATTGATAATGTGAGTGCAGCGTACCACGACTCACGTAGTATTTGAAGCGGGGTTGAGTAACAAACCCCCCGCAGGGTTCGAGACTGAGGTCTAGCTGTTAAGCCATTCCTCGTATGTCTTTAGGGGCTTGCCCGTGGTGAAGTCGTTGCCCTCACCATCGTCAGCGCAGCCCAGATAGATCTGGTACTCGCTGTCGTTGTCGCCCCTGTATTGTGTTTGCCAGAACTCTCGGCGCTCTAGCCACTGATCCGTTTCCATTACGTCTCCTATGTTGGTTATCCAAGACGCCTCGCGGCGTTTCGACCAGTCACCATCTGGTCTCATCAGTTGGAAAATTTGGCATTGAATGCCTTGCGTCGGCGCTCTAATTCCATCGCGCAGTAGTGGCGCTCGTCGGCATACTGACCACACTTAGGATTGTCTGGGTTGGCAGCCATCGCTTCGGCACAGTCATGCATGACGTGGAGCAGTGAGTCGAGGCTCATGCCCTTGGTCATGGCTATGTACTGGGAGTGCCAGCGCCCGTCGCCATCGGTATACAATGCGTTCATAGATCGATCCTCCTGATTCCTGATTCATCCATTAGCTGCTGGGCCTGTAGCATGTAATCCAATAGCACGACACCGGCCCATCCACGCGCTGGGTCACGGATAACACCCTCGCCACGCGCAATGTCCTTAGCTACCTGCTCTTGCAGATCACGCCACCCATCAAATCCAAATTGCAGCCACGGGTGGTCGGCATACTCATAGAGAGTCACCGACTCCACCATCTTGAGGCTGTGCTCACCCTTGTAAGCAAAGCCATTGGCTAGCCTCTCACCTGTGTGGTGCCACAGTTTGATTTTCACCATGCCCTCCGATCTGACGCCGAAGCGTAGCGCGTCGAATCTGCTGCTGAACTGGCGTCGGTCATCGCCGTCCACCACCTCCCATGTTTCGACTGTCTCTACCATGCTCTTATCCCCATCTCTGCTTGATGTGTCCGCCAGTCAGCGGCTCGTTGTTCTTCCATCTCCCGTGCGTCAGCCCAGTACTCATCGAGCAGTGCTGGCGTTAGCTGCGACAGGTCATACCCTCTGACGGTGGTGCGCCCTTTGCATCGGGAGCAGGCCACGTCGTATCGGCCTGACATGTAGCCATCCATGAAATCGTCTCGGTCACAATCGTCTATCTCTGACAGGCTCATGCCGTCGAAGGCAGGGTTGCCGGTGGTGCCCTCACCGCTGCACTTCGGGCATACCACCCAGACCTCAGGGATGACGTGAGCATCGCCGTTTCGTGAGTGCCAGATCCCGTCAAAGATTGGCGAATCGTTCAGTGTCACTAACATGTTGATCCCCTTGGGCCGCTTATGCGGCCTCTCCTAGATTTAACTTATCGAATCCAAACGTGGCGCAGACAAACAGTTGCCCGTTGATCTCGCAGATGTCACCGACAGACATGCTGGCGCACATCCGGTGACGGGTGATGTTGTCTGGGTTAGCCCAGTGATTCATCTCACCGTAGGCCAACTCCAGCGCAGTCCATTCGTCGGTGTCTGGCATTTCGACGGTTACGACCAACTCGTACTCGTCGATGTTCGCGGCGGCGAACTCTGCCACTGCCTCGTCGCCAGCGATCTGAAGCAGGCGCTTTTCACCCCACTGGCTGATGCGATCCGTGGCTTCCCAGCCAAGGTGCTCTAGCTCGACTCGTTCCATGTCTGTCAGGTTGAATTGGAATACATGTACTTTCATTTCGATGCCCTCGGGCCGCTTACGCGGCCTCTTCAGTTGATTGTTCTGCGGAGGGTTGGTGCTCCGCGATGTGATCGACAGCCTGCTGTGCAAGCTTGGCGGCCTTGTAGATCAGACGCTTGTCATTCTTCAGCGCGGCGATCCAATTGTTGAGGTACTTGGCGTGATCCTCGCGTGGCTCGGCGCTGACTCCCAGCGTCAGGCATTGGAACGCAGCCCCCAGTTCAGCCACCAATTCCTCGAAGGCGTAGCCGTCGTTGTTCTTGATGTCGAGTCGGTTCAGACGCGCCTTGTTACCAGTGGCGTGAGTCAACTCGTGTAGCTGGGTCGAGTGGAAGCACTCGGTAGCGGTTGACGTTGCGGTAGCCTCGAATCCATCGGCGGGTGGCATGTGGATCGAGTCGGTGATTGGGCGGTAGAACGCACGGCCTGTCTCGTTGTAGTCGATTGTCAGATCGGTGCCATTGACGTAGTTGGTCACCCAGTCGTTGACGGCTGCGATCTGCTCGACCTCAGTCAGCGGCTTGCGCTCGACCTTGAACTGCTCGGCATACTCGCCCTCGACCTGCTCGGCAGAAAAGACAGTGGATGCCTTGAGATATGGAATATGTATTTTGGTTTCGCCGGTAGGGTCTTTGCGATCCTTCACTTCCAGCTTCTTGAAAAAGACGATCATATTGCCGCTGCGCTTGCCACTCACGACTCGGCAGCCCTTGGACTCCCATTGCTTGAATGTCGCCCATTGTTGGCTGGCGGCGGGTACATGTTCTTTGCCATTGAATACCGTGAGGCCCATCAGCAGCATCACGTTGATACCGTTGTATCGGTTGCCGGTGGTAGCGTTTGTAGGCCAGCCTCCGCCAAGGCCAGAGCCTGCCATCGGGTTGATCCAATTACTGTCGCCAGACTCCATCTGAGCCACGATTCGGTCGGTGATTTCCTGATATACATCGCGCATCGCACGTTCTCCTAAAAGTTTAAGTTTGGCCTGTCATCATCAGTGCATCGGGGCCAATCGATGCAGACCGCCAGAGGCGGTTTCGACTATATTTCCAAGACGGCAGCGGGTTCGAGATCCCACTGATCCGCGAGCTTGTAGTACATCTTCGCAAGGT